TATTTATGTGCCTGAAGTAAAATACCTTTCTCCTGAGCCGCTTGTCGATTATACCAATTTAGCCCTCACCAAGTATCCTAACGTTCACTTTGTTGGCGATGCATTATCAGCTAGAGGTATAACGGTAAGCGGCGCACAAGGAACATATGTTGCTGAATCACTTTTGGAAAATTAAAATAAATTTCGTATATTATAATAAATAAAAATTATGACACCAAAAACACCATTTCCACAGAGTAGAAAATTAAAAAAGGCAGACGGAACCATTGCTTATGTATGGGACGGTAAATTACATAATTGGGAGGGACATGCTTTAATTCCTGAGGGCAATGAAAAAAAAGGAGAATATCATTTATATGGTATTAAACATACTAAAGAAGAATGGAGTGAGGCTAGATCTCAAAGAGAAGGATTACCTTATTATAAAAACCAATCAATGAAAGCACACCTTTCAGATTATAGAAATTAAGATATGAAAATAGGTTTATGTGGTACAATGAGTGTAGGTAAAACTACATTAGTTAATGCTTTAAAAGAAACAAAACAATTTAAAGATTATATGTTTAGAACAGAACGTTCTAAGTTTTTAATGGAACAGGGTATTCCATTAAATACTGATTCAACATTAAAGGGTCAAACTGTATTTTTAGCTGAACGTTGTGCTGAATTAATTCAAACAGATATTATCACAGATAGAACAGTAATAGATGTTATGGCATTTACTTTAAACGCAAAATCAATTCCTTATCAAGATAAGGAAGCATTTGAAGAATATGCTAAAGAATTTATTAGAGAGTATGATTATATATTTTACATTTCTCCTTATGGAATAGATATTGAAGATAATGGAGTAAGAGAAACAGATGAACATTATAGAGATCTAATTGATTTTACTATCACTACATTAATTAAAAGATATGGACATAAAGCGGGTAAAATAGAAAAAATATCTGGATCTACAGAGGAACGTATTCAACAAATATTAAATATTACAGGCCTTTAACATATTTATAATAAAACCCTATTATAATGAAAAAATCTGAATTAAAAAATTATATCAGAGAAAATATTATTTCTACCCTATCTGAGGATACTGATGCAGAAATTGCTAAAACTAAAGAATTAACTGCAGCTATCCAAGATCTTGAAGCAGCTAAAAAAGAAGCTGGTATTGAAGAAGATGCTACACCAAAAGGTGAAGACTTTTTTTATGATTATTTAGACATTGGCATGTTTTATTTAGAAGGATTTGGTAAAAAACATTCTTTAGATGATACCCAGTTAGAAAAACTAGGTAAAAAAATAGTAGACCAATTATATAAAGGTGATGTTGGTAAAGCATATGATGCTATTGTTAAAAGAGGTGCAATGAAAGAAGATGAAGATAAAGAACCATCTAAAGCAGATCTTAAAAAAACAAAAGGTTTAGCTAAAGCAAAAGAAGAATTAGCTTTATTAACTCGTGAAATGAAGTCATTAGCTAAAAAGTATTCTAAAGCTGAAGGTTTAGAAAAAGAAATGGTATTAAATTTATTAAAATCTAAAACTAAATTAAAAAAGGAATTAGAAGCTATTATAGATAAGTAAAAGAATGTGGTTAAAAAAAAATCTTAACCTATTAGTTATATTAGGAGCTTGTATCATAATTTTTACCTTTTTTGAAAAAAGAGAAGATTATGTAGAAGAATATAATGCTAAGATAATAGCATTAGAACAAAAAGTTGATTCGTTACATCATGAAAATGACGAATTGACTTTTAAAATCGACACATTAAATGTGGAGATAAGCAAATTAGATCAACAACTTGATCTTAAAGATGACAGAATAAACAACTTAAGATATGAAATTAGTACCAAAGTTGATGCTGTTGATAGCTTTAATGATGATGAGCTCGAAAAGTTTTTCACAAAACGTTACGGACAGTACCTCGATTCAATTAAAGAGACCAATAGCCAAATTAGTAATTAAAGATCTTATTACTGGAGATGGAATTAAAAATGAATTAGCTCTTACTTTAGATAAGATTAAACTTTTTGAACAAAAATTAGTTTTAAAAGATAGTGTTATATTTAATTTAAATAATAAAGTTAATAACTTTAACTCTATCCTACTAACAAAATCAGATCAATTACTCTTATCCCAAAAATTGTCAAAAAAGTTAGAAACAGATTTAAAGGCACAAAAAATAAAAACTAAACTTATGGGTGGAGCAGGTATAGTAGCTGTTTTAGGGGTAATATTTTTACTAAAATAACATATGGCTGATCTTAAAAAGGTAATACGTCAAGAATATTTAAAATGTGCTAGAGACCCAGTGCATTTTATGCGTAAATACTGTTATATACAGCACCCACAAAGAGGACGTATACAGTTTAATTTATATCCATTCCAAGAAAAAGTATTAACGCTAATGCGCGATAATCCTTATTCAATTATTTTAAAATCTAGACAGTTAGGAATATCAACGTTATCCGCAGGTTATTCTTTATGGTTAATGATATTTCATAAGGATAAAAATATTCTTTGTATTGCAACAAAACAAGAAACAGCTAAAAACATGGTTACAAAAGTAAAGTTCATGTATGAAAATTTACCTTCATGGCTTAAAGTAGATGCAGCTGAAAATAATAAATTAACCTTAAGGTTAGTAAATGGGTCCCAAATAAAGGCAACATCAGCTTCAAGTGATGCAGGTAGATCTGAAGCAGTATCTCTACTACTTATTGATGAAGCAGCTTTTATTGATAATATTGGAGAAATTTGGGCATCAGCACAACAAACATTAGCAACTGGGGGTGGTTGTATAGCATTATCAACCCCTTATGGTACTGGTAATTGGTTTCATCAAACATGGGTTAGAGCAGAATCTAGTGAAAATCAATTTTTACCTATTAAATTACCTTGGTTTGTCCACCCAGAACGAGATCAAAAATGGAGAGATCAACAAGATGAATTACTAGGTGATCCTAGAATGGCGGCACAGGAATGTGACTGTGACTTTAGCACATCAGGTGATATTGTATTTTATCCTGAATATATAGATTTTTATGAAAAAACCTATGCAAAAGACCCTATGGAAAGAAGAGGTGCAGACCAAAATTTATGGGTTTGGGAATCACCTGATTATACAAGAGATTATGTAGTAGTAGCTGATGTTGCTCGTGGAGATGGTAAAGATTATTCAGCATGTCATGTAATTGATGTATCAAATAATGTACAAGTTGCAGAATATAAAGGGCAATTAGGTACAAAAGAATTTGGACACTTATTAGTTGGTTTAGCTACTGAATATAATGAAGCAATGTTAGTAATAGAAAATGCTAATATTGGCTGGGCAACTATACAAGTTGCTCTAGATAGGCAATATCCTAACCTTTACTATTCACAAAAGAGTGATTCCCCAAATGCTAGTTCGTATTTTGATAAGTACCAAGATCATTCAAAAATGGTAGCTGGTTTTACAATGTCATCTAGAACACGCCCTATGGTAATAGGTAAATTTCAAGAATACATTAGTGATAAAGGAGTAACAATACAATCAAAAAGGTTAATTGAAGAAATGAAAACCTTTATATGGAAAAATAATAGAGCAGAAGCTCAAAGTGGATATAATGATGATTTAGTAATGTCTTTTGGTATTGCTATGTATATTAGAGATACTGCTTTAAGATTAAGACAAAAAGGTTTAGACGGAGCTAAAAATGCATTGAGTAATATGTCAGTTAATAGAACACCTTACCAAGGGGGTTATGGAAGTAACCCATATAATAAAAATCCATATGAACAAAACTTTGGAAATGGTAAGGAAGACATTAGATGGCTTTTCTAAATCATATTTATAATAATAACAACACATTATGGCTGATAAAAGCGTATTTTCAAGATTAAAAAGATTATTTTCAACTGATGTTGTAATAAGAAATGTAGGTGGAAACCAAGTTAAAGTAATTGATAGTGGTAAAATACAATCCACAGGAGAAATTGCTACAAATTCGTTAGTTGATAGATATAATAGAATATATTCTACTAGTCCTACTTCATTATATGGTGCTCAATTTAACATGAACTACCAGTACCTTAGACCACAATTATATTCTGAATATGATTTGATGGATCAAGATGCTATTATTGCTTCTGCTTTAGATGTATTAGCAGATGAATCAACTTTAAAAAATGATATGGGTGAAGTACTTCAAATTAGAAGTGCTAACGAAGATATACAAAAAATATTATATAACCTATTTTATGATGTATTAAACATTGAGTTTAATCTTTGGATGTGGGTTCGTCAAATGTGTAAATATGGAGATTTCTTTTTAAAACTAGAAATAGCCGAAAAATATGGGGTTTATAATGTTATCCCTTACACAGCATATCATATTGAAAGGCAAGAAGCATTTGACCCAGATAACCCATCAGCAATAAGATACAGGTATGCTCCTGATGGGATGGATAATTTAAGTTCTGGTATGTACCCTGTACCTGGAGCTGGTGGTGGAAATTTAATGAATGAAACTGGTATATTCTTTGATAACTATGAAATGGCTCATTTTAGACTTATATCAGATGTTAATTATCTTCCTTATGGTAGAGCTTATATCGAACCCGCACGTAAACTTTACAAACAATATGTGTTAATGGAGGATGCAATGTTAATTCATAGAATTGCTCGTGCTCCTGAAAAGCGTATTTTTTATATGAATGTTGGGTCTATCCCTCCAAATGAAATAGAAACGTTTATGCAAAAAACTATTTCACAACTTAAGCGCACGCCATTTCAAGATAATAAAACTGGTGAGTATAATTTAAAGTATAACATGCAAAACATGTTAGAAGATTTTTATATTCCAATTAGAGGCAATGATGCTACCACAAAAATAGAAACTACACCTGGGCTACAGTATGATGGAATTCAAGATGTGGAATATTTAAGAGGTAAATTATTTGCAGCACTTAAAATACCTAAAGCCTTTTTAGGTTATGAAGAAGGAGTAGAGGGTAAAGCTACATTAGCACAACAAGATATTAGATTTGCTCGTACTATAGAAAGACTACAAAGAATAGTATTATCAGAATTAAATAAAATTGCTTTAGTCCACCTATATACTCAAGGATACACAGACGAAACATTAACTAATTTTACATTAGAAATGGCTAGTCCATCTATTGTATTAGAACAAGAAAAAATTGAGTTACTTAAATCTAAAACTGAATTAGCTGGGACATTACTAGAACAAAATTTAGTACCATCTGATTGGATTTATGATAATGTATATCAATTTAGTGAAGACCAATATGATGAATACAGAGATTTATCTAGAGAAGATGCTAAACGTAAATTTAGAATAACACAAATTGAAGCAGAAGGTAACGACCCAGTTGAAACGGGTAAATCATATGGTACACCTCATGATTTGGCTTCATTATATGGTAGTGGAAGAATGTATACAAACCCAGGTGGTGTCCCAGATCCAGAAAAATATGCTGCAGATGATCCTAAATTAGGTAGGCCAAAAGACACTAATGTAAAACGTAATACACAAGATGATAATTTTGGTAAAGATAGATTAGGAGTTAAACGTATGAAGGATAAGGATAAAAATGATTCTAATTCTATTAAACCTAAATTTAATGGAGGACCATTAGCACTTGAAAGTGCTCATATAACATATTTAAAAAATAAGGATATGTTTAAAAACATCCCCCAACCTAGTAAAAAACAATTAGTATTTGAGGAAGATAAAGATAGTACTTCACTATTAGATGAGAAACAATTAAAGAAGTAAATTCCTCCTAATATTTATAAATAAATATATTTTTTGATGAAAATAAAACACTCAAAGTACAAAAATACAGGTATATTATTTGAACTGTTAGTACGTCAAATTACCGCTGATACTTTAAAAGGTGGTAATTCACCAGCAATAGATATACTAAAAGAATATTTTGTTAATACTTCTTTAGGTAAAGAATATAAACTTTATGAGTCTATATTAAAATCAAAAGTAATAACTGAAGGTAGAGCTACATTAGTAATTGATACCTTACTAGAAGCATCTACTAAATTTAACAGAAAATCTTTAAAAAAACAAAAGTATAATCTAATTAATGAAATTAAAAAACATTATAATTTAGAATCCTTTTTTGGTTCTAAAATATCTGATTATAAAGAATTAGCTGCTTTATATACTTTAATTGAAGGAATTAATAGTAAAGAAATATCCCACCCTAAACAACTAGTTGATAATAAAATTACTTTATTAGAACATCTAACTAAAAAAGAAATTAAACAAGATGCTAAACAAACAGTACTTGAAGAATTTTCTGGGTATGATAAAGATGTAAGAACCTTAACATACAGAGTATTACTAGAAAAATTTAACGATAAATATGATTCATTGACTAATGATCAAAAACAAGTACTTAAAGAATATATTAATTCAGTAGATTCAACCCCTGATTTAAGAAATTTTTATAATAATAAAATTAATGAATTAAAAAATACTTTAGTTAAAGAAACTAAAAATATTAAAGATAAAGCTACCCAAATAAAAATTACTGAGGTATCTAAATTTTTAACTGAATTAAAGAAAACTGATAAAGTTGGAGATGATAATTTAGTTGATTTGTTACGTTATTATCAATTAATAAATGAAATACAAGTAGCAAATGGCGTACAAGTATAAACTTAGTGAAATGTCTAAAACTGCTTCTCCTGAAGCGGCTGAAAAGGAAACAGGAATTCCAAAAGATGACCAACGTGTAGGAAAAGTTACTTATAGTAAAGATGGTGATACCAAATTTACTGTTACTAATATAAATCCTGAAACGGGTCAAATATCTTGGAAAATTACTAACCTCCCTGCTTTTGATAAATTACTTGATGATGCTGATGCATTAATTTCTACTTCTAAAGGTGTTTACACTAAAACCAAAGACGATGAAAAATTCAGAGAGTTTTACGAAGAAGCAAGATCGATAAGAAATAAAATCAGAAAACACCTTAGAAACGAATACCCAGACGAATATAAAAGAATACAAATGTTTGGGGAAGCTTATAGTGGATTTTTAAGAAACCCAGAAGACCCAGATTCAAAACCATTTGAACCAAAAGGAGCAGTGTCTGAATTTAGAGAAGAGTTAAGAGCATTATTTGGTAAATTTAAAGGTGATCTAAAAAACCCAGAGTTTATAAAAGGAGTAGCTCAAATAATGGTTAATTGGAAATCACTTTTAAGAAGTCAAATGGATGAAGCTGATGTAGACGAAGCGTCAATGTCAGGTGCAGCTGGTGCTTATAATACACCTTATGCTTTTAGAAAAAAAGGTTCTAAACCTAATGTAGGTGCTTTAACTAAATTAGGATATAAATTAGTTAAAAAAGATAAAGAGGATATAAATGAAGAAAAAGCTATTACATTTAGACCCGGTACTTTGGATGATATAGAATTATCAACACGAATATTAGATAAATTTGGAATTAAATATAAAATAAATAATTATGATCTAATATTATCAAATGACGATTATTTAGTTGTTTTAGACTATTTAAAAGGTGGAAATAATGTTAATGTTAATTTATCAAATTCAATATTAAATGAAAATGAATCACCATCATTAAATGCTAAAACATATGCTGAAGATATGATGAGACAATATCGTAAAATGTTTAGAATTGTTGACGGTAACTTTGGTAAAGAAGCAGCAGAAGAATTTAAAAATATTGTAAAGTCTAAAATGGCTCAATTACAAGAAGGAGTAGGCGCTAGTTTAGGCCCTGGTCCCAAAGCAGGTCCTGATGGGGTTACTGATAGCGCTTATACAAAACAATTTAAATATAAATTAGTTCCTAAAACAAAAGATGGTACATATGTACAAAAAGGATCAGGAATGGTAGTTAAAAAACTATTTTAATATGTATAACCGTAATATAAAAGAAAACAAAAATAAAGCATCTAAATTTCATGAGGAACGTATAGAAGCTTTTAATAAATTAGAAGCTAGATTTGAGGATATTAAAAAATCAATCAAATTAGCTAAAATAGAAACAATAAAATATTACAGAGATAATCCAGAAAGCTTTGCTGTCGTAATTGGGACAGATATGATTAACGATTATTTTAACGATATAGAAACATTATTACAATAATATAATTATGAAACAAACACCAAATCAATTATTCGAACAACTTTCAAAGGAATTTAGTCCTAAAAAAGATAAAGAATTAATCAACGAGGAATTAGGTCAAGTAATAACATTAAAACCTATTAATACTATTGAAGCAAGCCCAAAAGAACCATTTTGGACTAAATTTGAAAACTTTCTTGCTGAAGGTGGGGCATTAGAACCAATTGTTAATACCGAAGAAAAAACTAATACTTTAGAAGCAGAGGAAAAAGTAAAAGCTGATTCTAAATTAAAATACGAAATGGACAGTAAATTAGCGGGTTCATATAAAATTTCTGATGGTGTAGAAAACATTGCTTCTCATAACTATGATTATGATACTACTGTAGAAAATATTAATAATGTAAATGGAGAAGAATTATTAAAAGGAGTCCAGTTAGAAATTAAGTATAATGAAGAATTATCTCTTGATGAAGCTAAAGAACTTGTTATCAAAAACTTAGCTAAAAATCCTTTACATTATGTAGAAGAAGGTCAATTTGGTGTTAAAGGTTTAGGATACACAGAAGGTAAACAACAACAAAATGATGGTGAAACTTATGGTGGAAGTGGATTTAGTGAAAAATTAAAAGATGGTGGTGATTCTATGGAATTAGTAAAAGAATCATTAGGCCAAGTAGTAACTTCAGGAAATCCAAATTCATTAGCAGCTCAATCAGGAAATATTATTCGTCAAATGATGGCTGAAAAAGAAGAAGCTCCACTACCAATGGATGAAATGGAAGATGAAGGTACAGCTGTATCTTATTCTGATACTACTATGGAAGCTAAAGGAAAAGATCATGATGGTGACGGTGATGTAGATTCGGACGATTATATGGCAGCTAGAGATAAAGCTATTAAAGCAGCTAAAGCTAAAAAACCTAAAAAAGAATCAATCGATTCTAAATTAGCTGAAATTGGCAAGGCAGGTGATATTACTAAAATGGAGGCTCAGTTAGAATTTTTATCAAATTATATATCTGAAAAATCAGATAGAGTAAATTCAATATCCGAAGATGAAAATTTATCTGAATTAGTTGATAAAAAGAAAATGAAAGATATGCAGAGAGAAATCAAGCTTTTAGAAAAAAGAAAAGGCAAGATGGAAAAAATGTATGAAAAAATGTGTGGTAAAAAATACAAAAAAGCTGAAATGGTAGACGAAATGGATGCTGTAAGCTGGAATGAAAAAAATAACCCAACTAGAGGTGCTGCTGGAGAAAGAGATCCTAAAAAAGTAGGTCAATCAACATCTGCTTATGCTATTAACGAAATGGCAGCCGGTGGTTTAAAAGAAAAAAGTGCTGGTAAAAAACTTTTTGCAGCTTTTAAAAAAGATGGTTTAAAACCTAATTATATAGCAGATGTAAGAAAAGTATCTAGTGATGGAGAAGCTAAAGATATGGTACACATTGAACCAGGAGAAGGTTCGGTAGAGGTATCATCTTCTTCTAATCAAGATAAAATTGCTCAAGCCATTAAATCCGCAGGATTTAATATTTCAAAAGAAGAAGATAATGTAGGTAACTATAAATTATCAGTATTTACTATAGATATTAAATAATATGAGTAAAAAACTCTTAATTGAAACTCATACTGTTAAGATTTCCCCTTCTCAATTAACTGAAAACGTTAATACAGATAATGGAAATTTAATGGTAGAAGGTATTTTAGCTACGGCTGAAGTAAAAAATGGTAATGGTCGTTACTATTCAAAAGCTCTATGGAATAGAGAAATGGATAAATATAATGAACTTATTGAACAAAGACGTTCAATGGGAGAATTAGATCACCCTGAATCTACTGTTATAAACTTAAAAAATGTTTCACATTTAATTACCGATTATTTTTGGGATGGAGATAATGTAATGGGTAAAATAGAAGTTCTACCAACCCCATCAGGTAATATATTAAAGGAACTTATTAAAAGTGGCATTACAGTAGGTGTATCATCTCGTGGTATGGGCTCTTTAGAAGATAAAGGTGGTGTAATGGAAGTACAAGATGACTTTGAATTATTATGTTGGGATTTTGTCTCAACACCATCAAATCCAGGTTCCTATATGCATACCTTAAATGAAGGTAAAAATGTAGTTACATATGATTACACTAACGTAAATAAAGTAGTACACGAAATTCTTTGCTCTAAAGGAAGTTGTCCTATTTTTTAATTTTTACTTAATTTGCATATACGTATAATCGCAATGTGTCATGAGTACCTTATATGACACCGATATAAAATTATTCCCTATTACGATTCTTAATAATCGTATTTCACAAACTTAAATTTTGAGATTATGGCAAACAATGATTTGTTAAAAGAAGCAATTGCCGATGCTAAAGCTGTTAAAGAAACTGCTATCGCAAATGCTAAACTCGCTCTTGAGGAAGCTTTTACACCTCATCTGAAATCTATGCTTTCAGCAAAATTAGAAGAAATGGACAAAGAAGATGTTGACGAAGGATACGACGAAGACATGAAAGAAGAAATGGACTCTAAAGATGATATGAAAGAAGGAGATGATGAAATGTATGAAGAAAAAGAAGAGCTTGACGAGATTAACCTAGACGAATTACTTGCTGAACTTGAATTGGATGAAGACAAACGTACAGATGCTGAACAAGAAGGCTATAAGGACGGATTCGAAGACGCTAAAGACGACATCGAAAAAGAACTTAAATCTATGAAAGTATCAGAAGAAGTATCCGAAGAAATTACTGAAGATGCTTGAACTGATGCTGAAGAAGAAGGCTACAAAGACGGTATGAAGGACGAAAAAGAAGACATGGAAGATGATATGGACGACGAGGAAATTGACCTTGAAGACATGTCAGAAGATGACTTAAAAGGATTCATTGAGGATGTTATTAAAGATTTAGTAGCAGACGGAACAATTGAAGCAGGCGAAGACTTCGAAGAGGAAGATATGGAAATGATGGATGTGGAAGATGTTGAAGATGTAGATGTTGATGTAGAAATCGACGAAGCAGCTCACATGGATAAAGGTGAAACTGGTGTTGGAAACGAAGACGGAGACAGAGATGACTCTGAAGTCGAAAAAGAAACCGAAAAAATGAGATTCAAAGAAGCACTTGATGAAATCAATGAGCTTAAAAAAGAATTGAATGAAGTTAACCTTTTAAATGCTAAACTTCTTTACACAAACAAAGTTTTTAAATCTAAAAACTTAACTGAAGACAAAAAAGTTAGAGTGCTTAAAGCATTTGACAAAGCGTCAACAGTAAAAGAAGCTAAAGTTATTTTTGAAACATTAAACGAAGGTTTAGTATCAAAAACAGAAGCAACTGCAAGACCAAAAGGAATTGCATCTAAAGCTACTGGAACAATAACTGAAGCTAAAAAACAACCAATAATTGAATCCAATGATGTTTACAATAGAATGCGTAAACTTGCTGGATTAATTTAAAAAACTATTAATTAACCCTATTAAAACTTAAAAAAAATGAGCTTAAATACTCTTTTAGAAAGCGCGAACCCATACCAGTCTTTACAGTCTGACGCGGCTAGATTAGCTAGCAAATGGGAAAAGACAGGTTTATTGGAAGGAATGAATGGTGCCCAGAAAAATAACATGGGAATGATTCTTGAAAACCAAGCTAAACAACTTGTCGTTGAATCATCACAAACTAGTGGTGGTGTAAGTGGTGGTGGTACATTTCAGTCACAAACTAGCGTAAACGTTGGTGGACAGTGGGCTGGTGTAGCTTTACCATTAGTACGTAAAGTATTTGGTCAAATTGCTGCACAGGAATTTGTATCAGTACAACCAATGAACTTGCCTTCTGGCCTTGTATTCTTTTTAGATTTCCAATATGGATCTGCTAAGTCTCCATTTGCTGCTGGTGGTTCTTTATATGGTGACAAAGGTGGTAACAACCCTTTTGGTAACACAAACACAGGTGGTCTTTATGGATCTGGTCGTTTCGGATATTCTATCCAAAACACTGAATCAGCTGTAACTGCTACTCTTGTTGAGGATGCTGAGTGGGATGATCTTAACTTTAACAGTGATTTTTCTGCTTCTGTTGCTGCTGGTCTTTACCAAGTAATTTCTGTAGCTGCTTCAGATTTAGATTTTGCTGATTTAGAAGGTGTTAAAGGATTCCAATTATTTACAGGATCCTTATCTACTTCTGTAATTACAGGATCTGATGGAACTGTTGCTGGTAAACAATTATCAGAATTTACAAAGTACGATGGTACAAGTGTTAAATTTGTAGCTCTTGATGCTGATATCTTAGCTAATAGTAATGATCAAGTACTTGTAAATTACCAAATTCAACCTCAAGATAATGCTAGAGGTGATTTTGAAGCTGGTAATTCAACTCCAAATACATTTAACGATGAAGGAACTCCTGAGCAAGTTATTCCAGAAATCAACATCCAGATGCAATCATCTGCTATTGTTGCTAAAACTAGAAAACTTAAAGCTGTATGGACTCCAGAATTCGCACAGGATTTAAATGCATACCATGCATTAGATGCTGAAGCTGAATTAACTTCTATCCTTAGTGAGTACATTTCATTAGAAATTGACCTAGAAATTCTTTCTATGTTGATTGAAAGTGCTGCTGCTGGAACAGAAGTATGGTCAGCTGTAAATAACCAAGCCATTACAGGTGGAGGTGCTACTGTACCTGCACAATCTGACTTAGGATTTTACAATTCTCAAGGACAATGGTTCCAAACACTTGGAACTAAAATCCAAAAATTGAGCAACATCATCCACCAGAAAACTTTACGTGGTGGTGCTAACTTTATGGTTGTTTCCCCAACTGTAGCTACTATCTTGGAATCTATTCCTGGATTTGCTGCTGATTCAGATGGAGATACTGCTAAAGCAAGTTACGCATTTGGTGTACAAAAAGTTGGTGCTTTAAATAGCCGCCAAAAAGTATACAAAAACCCTTACATGACTGCTAACACAATCCTATTAGGATACCGTGGTACTCAGTTCTTAGAAAGTGGTGCTGTATTCGCTCCTTACATTCCGTTAATCATGACTCCTCTTGTATACGATCCAGATACGTTCGTACCAAGAAAAGGTCTATTAACTAGATATGCTAAGAAAATGGTTCGTCCAGAATTCTATGGTACTATCAATGTAGCAGGTTTAAATACTCTATAATTAGATATTTAACTTTTCTTAATAAATTAACCCGGTCTTTGACCGGGTTTTTTTATGCTTTTAATATGTATAATAAAATGCGTTATATTAAAACTATATTTATCTCATTATATAGCTATATTAAAATTCTACGGTTTTTTAACGTATTTACCACGGTTTTATTCAATCAATATGTAATCCCTAATTTCAAGAATTTATGGCAAGTAAACCCCATACGGATGATGTATATCGTCCTAAGAGAATTCCTAAGAACCCAATTAAGTTCAAACTCCAACTTAATGACGAACAAAAAGACGCTAAAAAACACATCCTGGAAAACACAATTACCCTCTTGGGAGGAGGGGCAGGTAGTGGAAAAACATTACTTGCATGTAATGTTGCCCTAGATGGTCTTTTACGAAGACAATATGATAAAATCATAATCACCAGACCTACTGTATCAAAAGAAGAAATAGGATTTTTACCTGGTGATTTAAGAGAAAAAATGGACCCATGGGTTCAACCTATTTATCAAAATTTCTTTGCTTTATATGATAAAGTTAAAGTTGAAAAGTTAGTTAATGATGGTAAAATAGAAATTGTACCTGTATCATTTATGAGAGGTAGAACATTTATGGATTCAATGATTATAGTTGATGAAGCACAAAATGTTACTCATGAACAAATGGAAATGATTACTTCTAGAATAGGTTTAAGAAGTAAAATGATGATATGTGGAGATGCACATCAAACAGATCTTAAAAAGAAATCAGATTCTGGGTTTAAATTTTTATACACAGCTGCTAGAAAAATTAAAAATTTGGAGGCAATTACATTAACTACTAACCATAGAAATGAGATAGTTGAAGCTTTATTAGATTATTATAATGAAGCAGTTGATAAGGGGGTAAGTATTACTACTTCTGGTTCATATATTTATAATAGTAAGAATTAATTTCATATTTATAATAAAATAGTATTATGGCATTATGTACTCCTACTGGATCATTAGAGGTATTTATAAAAGAAAGCATAACTTTACCAAATGGTAATGAAGAAGTAGCAACTAATAGTATAAAAATTCCTGGTGTAAACCAATTAGTAAGAAGAATAGATACAATTTCTTCACATTGGGAAGGCACTGGAGTTGAAATTTTAAGATTTGTAGATGATGAAGCATCTCAAATAGCAGGATCATTCGTAAGAGATACTGTCAAATATTTAAGATTTACTAATTTAGATTGTACTAATTATCTTTCTTTATATTTAATCCAAGATAGCCCAGATGCTCAATCACCCAACACAGGTAATGTAGGATCAGGAGATGAAGGTGTATTTAAAATAGACCCAGGAAAATCAATGATGTTGTCAAATGCACAATTTGAAAGTAGTAATTATTATGATTATGTAGTAGATGGATATGTAGATATTCAATATTATTCATCATTTTCATCATTATACAGTATAAAGGCAAAGGCAAATAACTCGGATATTAGGATAGAATACCTAGTAGGTTCTTCTTAATATTTATAATAAAATTAAAAAATGGCATTAACATTTAGAACAGGATCAGGAGGAAAAGGTTCCGCTTTAACAATTGAAGAACTAGATAATAATTTTAGACATTTTTCTGGTTCCCACACAGTAACTGGAACTTTAACTATTGACTATGATAATGTAGGGGGTTACGCTCTATATATAACTAGCTCAGATTCTTATCAAACCCCGGTACTAATCGAAAGTTTACCTACTACAGAACCTTTGGTAACTGGTTCATTATGGCTATCGGGTAGTGGAGCAGGTAATGCTTCAGGATCTCAATATTTAATGGTATTTAATGGGTAACTATGGGATTAACATTTAGAACAGGTTCAGGCGGCAAAGGATCCGCTCTAACAATAGAAGAATTAGATAATAATTTTAGATACTTTACAGGATCACATCCTATAACTGGATCTTTTACTATATCCGGCTCGTTAGATGTAGAGGGAAATATAACAGCTTCTGGTAATATAAGTGCCAGTAAATTAACTGTTAATACAGCCTCTATAAGTAAAATTGTAGATGGTCCAGACGGTAATGCTAATGCTGGAATTACAATAATTACTTCTGATAATACAAGTTTAGAGTTTTCGGATACTATTGTAGGAAGCACTGAAGAGTATGATTTAACTCTAACTTCTGGGGGTGCTTTAAAAATTAATAATGCTGGTTCAAAATTCTCGGGTTCAGCAGGTAATATAACAGCATCAGCTAATATAAGTGCAAGTGGAAATATAATCTCAAATTTATCACTTGTTAACACCTCAACATTAGACCCAACAGTAGATGATGATGCAAAACTAACAGTATTTGGTAATGCTATATTTGGAGAAGGTGCAAACGGAAAAGTAATATTATCTGATGATTATCTTGGTGGTGAATTAGGAGTAATGACAGTTAGTGACCATACAATAGCAGCTAAATTTACAGGAGAAGGTTATAGATATGGAGGATTATATGGAGCGGAGCCTTTAAGAATAGCAGATAATGGAAGAGTGGGTATAGGTGTAGCTGTCCCTGATGAAAAATTAGATATAAATGGAAATGTTAAAATTGGAGAAGGTACTGTTGGCTATGTAATAGTAGGCGATGATCATATTGGCGGTGAATTAGGTTTAGTAGATTTCAATACTGATAATTTTATAGCTGTAGTAAAGAGTGATGGTTCTTTTCAATATGGTGGTACGTCTGATAATGCTCTAACTATATCTTCAAGTAATGTAAGTGCTAGTGGTAACATTACTGGTCAAACCGGTTCTTTTGTTGGTGGTTTAGTATTAACATCCCCTAATGGAACTGAATATGTATTTACAACAAACAATGATGGACACTTATCATTAACAGGTAGTGCAGTATAATTTTAATAAAACACTATTATTTAATAAAAAGAATTTAGACCTCAATTTGAGGTCTTTTTTTTCATATTTATAATAAAACTGAATACAATATGAATATTCCAATTTATGATGGTGATCCATTATGGAACCCAAATGCAACAGCTTTTGGATTTTACAATAATGATATTGAATTTCAAGAAGATTGTATTAAAGTAGCAAGATTTGTAACTACACGTTTAGGTTATCCCTTAATGGATGTTGAATTACAAACAGGATCTATTTTTACTGCCTTTGAAGAAGCTATAACTACCTATGGTAATGAATTATATGCTTATTTAATTCGAGAAAATGTATTAGATTTAACTGGTTTACCTTATGAAAATATTAATTTAAATGATGTTATAGTTACTCCTAATTTTGAGACTATAATTAGATTATCCGAACAATATGGTGAAGAAGCTGGAGTTGGAGGTAATGTTCCTTGGTATAAAGGATTTATTCCTTTAACATCTAGTGTTCAAGACTATGATTTAAAAGTTTGGGCTAAAGACCAAGGTATAACAGGTAGTATAGAAATAAAAAGAGTATTTTACCAAGAACCAATCCCAGCATCCGCAAGATATTTAGATCCTTTTGATGGGTTTGGATTTGGTGGTGTAGCAGCTGCAGGAATGATGGGCTTAGGTGGATTTGGAGGTTCAATGGGTTATTTAATGATGCCACTTAACTATGATATGCAAGTTATTCAAGCCATTGAAATGAATGAAATGGTTAGATTATCAAACTATAGTTTTGAAGTACATAACAACGTAATTAGAATATTCCCAATACCCGGACCTTATGAAGTTAGTGGTGTAGGAGATATAGCTGAAGATGGTGGTGGTTCATTTAATTGTGGGAATTTATGGTTTGAATACATTAAAAGAGATGATAGAATTGAAAGTAGTTTAATTTGTGCTGAAGATAAGGTAACAAATGTTTCTAATATGCCATACCAAAACCCAACATATTCATTAATCAATTCAGTAGGAAGACAATGGATTTTTGAATACACGTTAGCTATTTGTAAGGAAATTTTAGGGTATGTTCGTGGTAAATATAGTACGGTACCAATTCCAAATGCGGATATGACGTTAAATCAAGCGGATTTATTAGCAGCGGCAACAGCAGAAAAAACAGCTTTACTAGAAAGATTAAGAGCATATTTTGATGAAAATTCACGTGCTTCACTATTAGAAAGAAAAGTAAGAGAAGCAGATGCAGTACTAAGAGAATTGGACCAAGTTCCAAGAGTAATTTATATAGGATAATATGGCAATGTTCGCAAGACAGAGAGATGTCTCTCTGGTAAGACACTTAAATAGAGAAGTTATGGGTAATGTAATTACCCAACAAGCTGCCTTCTACCAATTTAAATTAGAAGAAACTAAAGTAAACATATATGGTGAGGCAGCAGCAGAAAAGTTTTATAATGGCCCTTTCTTATTTAATTGTTTAATTGATAGAGGAGATCAGGAATATCCCGAAAATGCTGAAGGTATACAATTTGAACAACCTATTAATTTTTATTTCTTGAGAGATGATTTAGTTGATGCAGATGTAGTACCTGATGTTGGTGATATAATATTATATCAAGAAGGATACTATGGAGTACAAGGTACAATATCAAACCAATACTGGAGTGGCAAAAACCCAGATTACCCAAATAATGATTCAGATGGTACACCAAATCCTTTAAATCCTAATCTACAATTATTTGGAACTAATTTATCAATATTAGTATCAACATATTATATATCAGCAGATAAACCAGGAATATCACCTTATAAAGAAAGATTTTAATGTCAGTAAGAAAACCTATACCTAAAACCCAAAAACAAATAAGCATAGATCAGCAAAGACCTACTGATCCAAGGTATGGTAATCCTAATATACCATTACCAACTAATGAAAACGAAACTGGTATACCCTTTAATAGGTCAGAAAAATTATCTTGGAAAGGTGATGATACTAAACCTTTATCAATTGGTATACAAGATTTAGATGAAGCAGTATTTTATTACTTTCAAAATGTTATTAAACCTTTTGTTTATCAAAATGGAGAAAGAAGAGAAGTACCAGTAATATATGGTGACCCTGAAAGATGGAAATCATTTCAACGTGATGGATATTATAGAGATAAAAAGGGATCTATTATGTTACCTATTATTGTTATTAAAAGAAATACAATAACAAAAGATAGAACAGTATATAATAAATTAGATGCTAATAGTCCTAACTTATATGGTACTTTTCAACGTGCTTACAATCCTAAAAACTTCTATAATAATTGGGCAGCAATCAAAAACAAAATACCAGCTAAACAGTTTTATGCCGTAGCAGTTCCAGATTTTGTAAATCTAGAATATAGTGTTATAGCCCAAACTTATTACATGGAACAATTAAATAAAATAATTGAATCATGTGAATATGCTTCTGATGCATATTGGGGAGATCCTGAAAGATTTAAATTCAGAGCTTTTATAGATAGTTTTACAACGGCAACAGAATTAACTACAGGTAGAGATAGGTTAGTAAAAGGAACATTTAATATAAGATTAAGAGGATATATAATTCCGGATACTATACAAAAAGACTTAAATTCTATTTCTAAATATAATTCTAAATCTAAGTTTATAGTACAGATGGAAACAACATCTAATTCAGAAATATTTGAAACAGGGGTTACAAAAACAAGAGATGGAAGGGTAAGAAAAGATAGAGATATTGATGGTAATATAGCAAATATTGGGGATGTAACCCCTGGAACTCAATTAAAAAATTAAAAATAAAAAATAATGGCTAATAACGTTAGATTTGTAGACTCCCTTAAAGCAGGACAATATAAAGGCAATCCAGGTCCACAAGGACCAGTTGGGCCTTCAGGTTCAGCTTTTCCTTTTACGGGTTCGGCTGGAATAACAGGTAGTTTAGATTTAACTGGTAGTTTTAACGCATCAGGTAGTACACATGCAATTACAGGACAAATAACTTTTGGAGGAGTCAATGTAACATCCTTAAACTCAGGCGGAGGTCTAAACCAACTATCTCTTAATGTAGCAGATTCCAATGATAGTAACAACCCAGATAATTATTTACTTCATTTAGATAATCTTGGAGATGGAATGTTTTATGCTAAAAGTTTAGAATTAGGAGATGGTGAAGGAGTTTTCAATGGAACAAACCTTCAGATTGATTCTCCAAATAATCAATTTTTATTTGAAAATGGTAATGTAGGGATTGGAACTGGTAGTCCTAGTGAAAAATTACAAGTTGAAGGAAATATAAGTGCAAGTGGATTTATTCAAAGTAATCAAATAAATAGTAATCAAATAACTGGAAGTAATTTAGCTATAGGTACAGACTATAATTCCCTTCCTAATGACCCCGGATATACAGGTATAATTTCAAGATTTGATGGTGGTGTATTTTTTAATATTAAAGAAGAAGCATTAAAGACTTTTGGTATTAATAGTGCAGCAGTAGGAGACGGCATTTTACAAATTGATACTGATCCAAACCATTTTTTACTAGACCCGACAGGTAATGTTGAGTTAAAAGTAGGATTAGGAGTTGTATCTCCCTCAGCTTCTTTAGATATAGTAGGAAATATCCAAGCTTCGAGTCATATAACAGCATCTGGTAATATCAGTGCAAGTGGAGATCTTTCTGCTGCTAACATAAATGTCCCAACTAATGGTACTACATCATTTGGCTCAAACGTAACTTTTACAGCAAACCAGTCTACAACTTTTGCTTCTAATACAATTGCTAGTGGATACCCACTAAATATAATTCCAAGCAATGGTGTTTTTATTAAATCCGCATTACTGTTTGGTGAAAATATTGCAGCGTTTAATAATAATGGTTCTGTTGATTTATATTATGATAACTCAAAGAAATTTGAAACTACTACAGCTGGTATAAATGTAACAGGAAATATTACAGCTTCGGCTAATATAAGTGGAAGTGGTACTGGTAGTTTAGGTAGTTTATTAGTTGACGGCTCTTCTATCGATTTTACTAATGTTCCAATTTCTGATCCTGGGGTTGCTGGAAGATTATGGAGAGATGGAACAGATTTAAAAATATCTGTGGGGTAATAAATAATAAATAATAAATAATTTTAGAATATTCTAAATTTTGCTTTTAAATTACATATTTATAATAAATAAAAATAACAAATGAAACATATTTGGAAAATATACAATCTTGAAAGAATAAAGGCAGATGGTTTTGTTACTGATGTAACATATGCCTGTGAGTCATCAGATAATAATATATCTACTAGATTAATTGGAGATTTAACTTTATCAGGTTCAACAGAAGAACCAGGATTTGTCCCTTACGAAAATCTTACTGAAAGTGAGGTTTTAGGTTGGGTAAATGCTAGTATAGATGAGGCTGCTGTCGAAACAGCAAATTCTGCTTCAATTGCTGCTATGGCTATAGCTAGAGCGGCTATTACAAGTTCTAATGGGATACCTTGGCTAGAATAAAAATTAAAGATTTTTTGATGCTCTTTTAAAATTTTTTGGGAGTACTAAATTATTTTTGTATATTAGTTATAGTAAAAAGTTATAGATGAATATTTTATTCCAAATAGATGGGGGCTTAGGCAAATCAATCATGGCAACTGCAATGGTTAAGGTTATAAAAAAACGTTATAAAAACGCTAACCTTATAGTCGTTACTGCTTACCCCGATGTGTTTTTAAATAATCCTAGTGTTAGTAAAGTTTATAATACTAATAACATAAATGGTTTTTATTTAAAATATGTTAAGGATCAAAAATGTAAAATTTTTGTTGAAGATCCTTATAGAAATGAGGATTTTATTCTAGATAAACCCATAAAATTACTTAAAACTTGGTGTGAATTATATGGTTTACGTTACAATAACGAACAACCCGAACTTCACCTTACCCAACCAGAATTAGATTATTTTAAACCGTATTATACTACAGATAAACCAATATTAGCTATTCAAACTAATGGAGGACCAGCAGGTATAGGGTACCAATATGCTTGGACAAGAGATATCCCAGAACCAACCATTTTAGAGTTAATAAACCATTATAAGGATGATTATACTATAATTCATATAAAAAGAGAAGATCAAAAAATATATCCTGATACAATGCAAGCACTGGATGGTTATAGAAGTATAGCTATATTACTTCTTTTATCTTCAAAAAGATTATTAATGGATAGCTTTGCACAACATATGGCTGCAGCTCTAAATAAAAAATCTACAGTTTGTTGGGTTAGCACAAAACCAGAAATATTTGGGTATAAAATACATGATAATATAAAATCAAATCCATTTACTAAAGAACCCTCTTTACATGAAGCAGCTTATCAACCATTTGCTTTATCGCAAGATATACATTCAATACCTTATAATGATTTAAAAGAAATATTTAGTACGAATAAAATTATAGAATCGATAAATAATCAATAATGGAAGAAATATTTTTTCAATCTTCATTACCTAGAGCAGGTAGTACTTTATTGCAAAATATATTGGGTCAAAATCCTGATTTTTATGTAACCCCCACATCAGGCGTATTAGAATTATTATATGCAGCTAGACAAAATTATACAAATGATAATGCCTTTAGAGCTCAGGATTCTAAACTAATGAAAAAGGGATGGCTTAATTTTTGCAATCAAGGTTTAGAAGGATTTTATAAAGGCATAACACATAAAAAATTTATTGTAGATAAAAGTAGAGGATGGGGTATACATTATAATTTTTTAAATTCATTTTATTCAAATCCAAAAATAGTTTGTATGGTAAGAGATTTAAGATCTATTTATACATCTATGGAAAAAAATTTTAGAAAAAACCCCGAAAAAGATGATGGGACTGTAAATTGGAGTAAAATGAAAGGTACTACAACTGCTAAAAGAATTGATATTTGGGCTGACTCACCTCCAATAGGAATTGCAATTGAAAGACTTCAACAAATAATTAATGAAGGGATAGATAAAAAAATTCATTTTCTCCGTTTTGAAGATCTAACCTCAAATCCACAAGAAGAATTAAATAAAATTTATAATTTTTTCCAAATAAAAGAATATAGTCATGATTTTGACAATGTTAAACAATTAACACAAGAAGATGATACAGTACATGGTATGTTTGGGGATCATAAAATTAAAAAACAAGTAAAACCTATACCCCTTACGTATAATGAAATTTTAGGACCACAACTTTCACAAAACATAGTTAATACTTATCCCTGGTTTTATGAATATTTTAATTACAAAATATGATATACTGGTTTACAGGACAGCCGGGTTCAGGCAAAACAGTTTTAGCAAATCTACTTAAAGAAAAATACCTACCTCATGCTTATCGTATAGATGGAGATGAAATGAGAGAATTATTTACAAATAAAGATTATTCTATAAAAGGTAGAATAACTAATGTAGACACCGCTCAAAAAATTGCTCATTATTTACATAATCAAGGTAAAGATGTAATTGTATCTTTAGTTTCTCCTTATTTAGACCAAAGAAAAGAATTTAAGGACATAATGGAGTGGCAATTACAAGAAATTTTTGTATATTATGATGTAGATAAAGGGCTTAGAGGTAGAGAAAATTATCATGTTATGCAATTCCAAAAACCGGATTTAGATTACATTGATATTGATACTACAAAACAAACCCCAGAAGAATCATTAAAGGTAATAGCTAAAAAATCTGGTTTAGATATGATATATTCTAAAGGATTATGAGTAAAAAATATTCAATGTTTATTGGAAGGTGGCAACCCTTACATCAAGGTCATCTTTGGTTAATCAATCAAAGATTACAAGAAGGAAAGAATGTATGTTTAGCAATTAGAGATGTTGAACTAAATGAAAATCAACCTTGGACCGCTAAAGAAATAGAAAAGATGGTTCATGAGGGTGAGTTAAAAGGATTGATACAAGATGGTAGAGTTATTACAACAATAATACCTGATATTGAATCAATTAATTATGGTAGAGGTGTTGGGTATGAAGTTATTGAACATATACCACCAACGGAAATAGGTGAAATATCAGCTACAAAAATTAGAGAACAAATGAGAAAAGATGGTAAGTTATAAAAGACACATTGCAAAAACAATATCATGGAGAATAATAGGAACAATAGACACAGTAATTATTTCAGGACTTATAACGGGTTCTTGGGGAGCAGGGTTAGCTATAGGAGGGGTAGAAATTATCTCCAAAATGGTGCTTTACTTTCTACACGAAAGAATGTGGTATAAATTTAGTAAATTTGGGGTAAATAAAAATAATTAAATATTTATAATAAAATAAAAATAAAATGAGTAAAAAAGAAATTATTAAGTTATCAGAAGAGGAATTAACAATTCTTAAAGGTTATCAAAAAAAACAAAATCAAATTACTTTTAATTTAGGTAATGTTGATATACAAAAAGCTATTCTTGAGGGACAAAGAAGTCAAATATTAGAAAATTTAGCTAATTTACAAGAAGAATCTAATAAAACAGCTAAGAAACTTCAAGATAAATATGGTGATGGGAATATTGATTTAGAAACTGGTGAATTTACTATTGTAGAATAATTTTAAAGTTTTAACTATAATATATTTGTTTATATTTATAATAAAATATTATAGATGGCAGAAACATTAATATCCCCAGGTGTATTATCCTCAGAAAATGATCAATCCTTTGTTACCTTAAGACCCCAAGATAGAGGAGCAGCGATTATAGGACCAACAGTTTTAGGCCCAGTAGAAAAACCTACTTTAGTTGGGTCGTTTAGTGCTTATCAGGCAATTTTTGGTGGTGCTTTAGAAAGTGGTTCTAATGAATACACTTATCTTACCTCAATAGCGGCTAATAATTACTTTCAGAACGGTGGAACATCTTTATTAGTAACTCGTGTAGTTTCAGGTTCATTTACCTCAGCAACAAGTTCATTTGTAAATTCAGTAGATGGTGAACCTTTATTAATTGGTGCGGATGCTGCATTATTTGCTAATGGAGTATTTGCAGGGTCAAATTTTACTGGATCAGTTGATGGAGGAACATCTTACAGAATCACTAGTGCAGTATTTACAACAAATGGTAGTGGAACCGGAGGTGTAATTAATTTAGATATTGATACAGGAGTTCCTAATGGGGTAGGTGTAACTACAGCGGGAACAGGGTATGAAGTAGGAGATACATTAACATTTTCTACAAATGATAATTATGGTTCACCATTAATTTCAACTTCAATTCTTAATGCTGTTACAATAAACACCTTTAATACAAATACAGATCCATCTACTACTTTTGATGGAACTTATAGATTTCAAAGTGGTAGTACTGCTGCTACAGATTTAATAGTAAGTAATGGAGGTACTGCAACAGGAGTAGAACTTGAGGTAACTATTTTAAATGGAGCAATTACTAATGTAGTACCATATGTTGCTGGATCTGGTGAAGGTGAAGGATCAATAGTAGGTACAACATTTGAAATTTCAGAAGATGCTATAAATGCTCAAACTGGAGACGCAAACGGAACAGGTAAGCTTACATTAGTGATTACAGAAGCTGAACTAAGCGCAGGAACTTTTACAATAACTTTAGAAGCAGAAAATCTAGAATCTTCACTATCATCATTGGAGTTAGAAACAATTTCTGAAGGAGAAGTAATGAATACTGGAACAAGCGAATTATCAAATGGAGCTTTAGCTAGTGGGTCTGCTCAAAATTTAAGGTGGGAAATTACATCAGCTAATACATCATCAGGAGTATTTTCACTTGCAGTAAGAAGAGGAGATGATACTAATAATAATAAAATAATTTTAGAAACTTTTAATAATATTTCATTAGATCCCTTTGCCCCAAATTATATTTCAAAAGCAATTGGTGATATTTCAACCCAATTAGTAACAGAAGGAGTTGATACATTTTTACAAGAAAGTGGTTCTTTTCCTCAAATATCAAACTATGTAAGAGTTAAATCTGTAAGAAAAACTCCATATTATTTTAATAATGATGGATCAGCAAAAGATCAATTTACAGGTAGCCTACCATCAGTATCATCAGGTTCATTTGGTGGTGCTGTAGGATCAAATACTCCAGCTGATAGAGCAGCTAATTTTTACCAAAATATTAATGATTCAGATACACAAGGATTAAAAGGATTTGATTATAATGATGCAATCTCTTTATTATCAAATAAAGAAAATTATCAATATAACATAATATCTGTTCCCGGTTTATCGGTTCAATACCAAAATGCCCAAGTTACAAGTATAATAAATAACTCTATTTCTAGAGGTGATAATATAGCTGTAGTAGATTTAGTAGGATATAACCAATCTATTAATACAGTAATTAATAAAGCTTCTGGAATAGATAATAGCTATGCTTCTACCTATTGGCCATGGTTACAAACAATTGATCCTAATTCAGGACAATTAGTGTTTATACCAGCTTCAACATTTATACCAGGGGCATATGTCTTTACAGATAAGTCGGCAGGTTCTTGGTTTGCTCCTGCGGGAAAAATTAGAGGGAAAATGGGGCAAGTTGTTAGAGCTGAAAGAAAATTATCATCTACAAACAAAGATACTTTGTATGAGGCAAATGTTAATCCTATAACTACTATGCCTAATAAAGATGTAATTATATATGGACAAAAAACACTACAAAAGGCAGCTTCTGCATTAGACAGAGTAAACGTGCGTAGATTATTGATAATATTAAAAGATTACATATCCCAAATATCAGATACTTTAGTATTTGAACAAAATACAATCTCAACACGAAATAATTTTTTAACTCAAGTTAATCCTTATTTAGAAAATATTAAACAAAAACAGGGACTATATGATTTTAAAGTGATAATGGATGAAACAAATAACACCCCTGATGTTATAGATAGAAACGAGTTAGTAGGACAAATATTTCTAAAACCAACAAAAACAATTGAATTTGTAATTCTTGATTTTAACATACTACCTACGGGAGCAATTTTTCCTTAAATCTACTTTTACTAAAATAATTTTTGAAAAAATTTCTAATATTTATAATAAAACAATATTAAAATAACAAAATAAAATGGCAGAAACATTAATATCTCCAGGAGTATTAGCAAGAGAAAACGATCAATCTTTTGTTACATCCCAACCAGCTGAAAGAGGTGCGGCAATTATAGGCCCAACTGTATTAGGTCCTGTTGAAAGACCTACATTAATTAGTTCATTTAGTTCTTATCAAGCAATATTTGGTGGGACATTAGAAAGTGGTTCTGGTGAATTTACGTACCTTACTTCTATTGCAGCCAATCAATATTTCCAAAATGGAGGAACGTCTTTATTAGTAACTAGAGTAACTTCAGGTTCATTTACCGCAGCAACAAGTTCAGCAATTAATAATTTTGATGCAAATAATGCTTTTGAATTAGAAACTATTTCTGAGGGTGAAATAATGAATACTGGAGTTGATGAAATATCAAATGGAGCTTTAGAAACTGGTTCTTCTTATAATGTTAGATGGGAAGTAGCTGCAGTTAATACATCTTCTGGTGTATTTAGTTTATTAGTTAGAAGAGGTGATGATACTAATAGTAATAAAGTAGTATTAGAATCTTATAATAATATTTCATTAGATCCCTTTGCTTCAAATTATATTTCTAGAGCAATTGGTGATATTTCTACTACTTTAGTAACAGAAGGAGCTGATACATTTTTACAAGAAAGTGGTTCTTTTCCTAATATTTCTAACTATGTAAGAGTTAAAGAAGTTAAAACCCCAACTCCTTACTATTTCAATAATGACGGATCAGCAAAAGACCAATTTACAGGGAGCATGCCAATAATTGGTTCTGGTTCTTTTAATGGAGCAGATGGTTCAAATATCCCAACAGGTAGAGTAGCTAATTTTTACCAAAACATTAATGCTACAGATACACAAGGGTTAGTTGGAGATGATTATGATAATGCAATAGCATTATTAGCAAATCAAGATGATTATCAATTCAATGTAATATCAGTACCAGGTTTATCAAACCAACACCAAGCATCTCAAATTACTAGTGTAATGAATAACTCAATTTCACGAGGTGATAGTATTGCTGTAATTGATTTAGTTGGATATAACCAACTAATTGGAACAGTAACAAACCAAGCAGCTGGGATTGATAACAGTTACACAGCTACATATTGGCCTTGGTTACAAACCGTAGATCCAAGTTCAGGTATGTTAGTATATATACCAGCTTCAACATTTATACCAGGAGTATATGCGTTTACAGATGCTTCAAGTGATCCATGGTTTGCACCAGCAGGTATTACTAGAGGTGGAATGGGACAGGTTGTTAGAGCTGAAAGAAAATTAACTTCTACAAATAGAGATACTTTATATGAAGCAAATGTAAACCCAATTGCAACATTCCCATCACAAGGAGTTGTAGTATTTGGTCAGAAAACATTACAAAAAGCAGCTTCTGCATTAGATAGAGTAAATGTACGTAGATTGTTAATTACACTTAAGAGTTTTATCTCTCAAATTGCAGATAATTTAGTATTTGAACAAAATACAATTGCAACAAGACAAAACTTTTTAACACAAGTAAATCCATATTTGGAAAGTGTTCAACAAAGACAAGGATTATATGCCTTTAAGGTAGTAATGGATGAAAGCAATAATACACCAGATGTTATAGATAGAAACGAGTTAGTAGGACAAATTTTCTTACAACCAACTAGAACAGCTGAATTTATATTACTAGATTTCAATGTATTACCAACTGGAGCAACATTCCCAGCATAAAAACTAAAAAGATAAATATTTATAATAAAATAAAAAAATAAAATGGCAGTATTAAACCCAAACGAAATATTTTTCACAGCATTTGAACCAAAACAAAAGAATAGATTTATCTGTTTTGTAGATGGATTCCCAGCTTACATTATGAAAGGTGTAGGAGCTGTAACTGTATCACAAGGAACAGTACCTTTGAATCACATTAATGTTCAAAGATTTGTAAAAGGTAAAACAACTTGGGGTACTATTCAGTTTACATTATTTGATCCAATCACTCCATCTGGTGCACAATCAGTAATGGAATGGGTTAGATTACACCACGAATCAGTAACTGGTAGAGATGGTTATAGTGATTTCTATAAGAAAGATCTTACAATCAACGTACTAGGACCTGTAGGTGATATAGTATCAGAATGGATCATCAAAGGAGCAATGATTACAGAAGCTTCATTTGGAGATTTTAACTGGGATACTGAAAATGCTGCTCAAGAAATTACAATGACTGTACAACCAGATTATTGTGTATTAAATTTCTAAAAATTTTACCCACCCCTGATTTAGAAAATAGCTTGGCTTCGGTCAAGCTTTTTCTTATATTAATATGTATCAACGATAAAAATGTTTTAATTAAATAAAGATTATGGCTGAATTTGAATTCCCAACAGAAGAGATAGAATTACCCTCTAAAGGTTTAATATACTTAAAAGATAATCCCCTTTCAAGTGGTAAGGTAGAGATTAAATATATGACTGCTAAAGAAGAAGATATTCTTTCAAACCAATCATTTATTGAAAAAGGAATAGTATTAGAAAAATTACTTAAATCTGTTATTATAGATAAAAATATTAATATAGATGACTTAATTGTAGGTGATAAAAATGCATTGTTAATTGCTACACGTATTTTAGGGTATGGTAGTAATTATGATATATCTGTTAAAGGACAAACATATACTTTAGATATGTCTACCTTAGAAAATAAAGAAATTAAAGACTCAGATTATACAGCGGGAAAAAATGAATTTAGTTTTACTACTCCTTCTACTAACACAATTTTAACTTATCAACTAGCTACGGGTAAACTAGAAAAGCAAATTGAAAGAGAAATAGCTGGTTTAAAAAAGTTAAATAAAGAAGGATCAGCAGATTTAACAACTAGGTTAAAATATCTTATTACTTCTGTTAATGGAAGTGAAGAAAAAAAGGATATTAGAGATTTTGTAGATAATCATTTTTTAGCTAGAGATTCTAGAGCTTTCAGAGAACATATTTCATCAACACAACCGGATGTAAACTTAACCTATATTTTAGATAATGGAGAGGAGGTAGTTGTGCCCATAGGGCTTAACTTTTTTTGGCCTGACTACAAATAATGCGTCTGAAGTAAGAATTAATTTATTTAAAACAATCCATCAAATGATCTTTCATGGTAAAGGTGGGTATGACTTTCAAACAATATATAACTTACCTATTTGGTTAAGGAAATATACTTATAAAGAAATGTTGGATTACTATGAAGAAGAACAAGCATCTATAAAAAACCAACAATCCGCAGGTAAATCATCACTTGTAGACTCTGATGGTAAAATAAATGCCCCTCAATTTAAACAAGCATCTAAGGAATATAAAGGAAAAAGCAGCTACAAATAGTTGCTTTTTGCATATTTATAATAAAATATCTGCATGGCAGCTTTAGAAGAACAAGAAAAAATAGCACTATCCTTAAAAGAGTTAATAGCGGAACAAAATCGTTTATTAGCTGCACAACTAAAAATAGATAATGACCGTCTAAAAACAAGTAAAGACGACCTTGCTACTCAACAGGATATTTCTAATATTATTAAATCCCAAACCCAGGCTCTTACATTTCAAAAAGCAGAAAAATCAGCTATTTTAAGGTCTACTAATTCTATAGCTAAAATACAAGAAGAACTTACAGTATTAGATCGAAAAGAATTAGGTTCTAAAAAACTTACACTTAAGTTATCAAATGATATATCAAAAGTAAATAAAGATATACGTCTACTCGAAATAACTAAAAATAAGATTTTAGGAGATCAACAAGGATTAACTAAAAGACAAGTTGAGGATAATGTTATTTTAGCAGGTTCTATTGATGATCAAATTGAAAAAGCACTTAAACTTAAATCAACACTTGAAGACACAGCTAATACTACAGATGAACTTGGTTCAAATTTTGGAGCTCAAACGTTTGGATTTTTAGACGATTTAACTAAAGCCATACCTGGTTTAGAAAATTTTACTAAACCATTAACAACAGCTGCTACTGCCTCTAGAGATATGGCCTCTGGAATTGAAAGTGCAGCGATGAGTGGTGGTAAAGGATTAACTAAGGAGAGAATAAAACAATTAGGATTAGAAAAAGAATTAAATGGGTTATCAGGAGTAGCAGCAGCCAATAAACTTAAGGGGATGTCTTCGATGAAAAAAGGCATGTTATCTTTAAGAGCAGGTTTTAGTGCTTTAGGTCCTATTATAGCTAAAGCTCTAGGCCCAGTAGCATTAATTGCTATGCTTGTTAAATCTTTTATACAATCTGATAAAGCAGCAGGTGATATGGCTAAAAGTATGAACATGTCATATAAAGAATCTTTAGCTACTAGACGAGAACTTAGGGAAATGGCTACTCTTTCTTTTAGTAATAAAGTTAATACACAGGGCATGCAGGATTCTTTAGTGGCTATATCTGAAGCATTGGGTACTAATACTATGTTAAGTAAAGATATGTTAGTTCAATTTACTGAAATGAGAGAATATGCTGGATTTACAAATGAAGAATTACAAGGTATTGCGGCTATATCATTAACTACTGGTAAAACAATGAATGAGGTTACAGGGGAATTTATGGCCCAAGCCCAAATATCAGCAACACAAAATGGAGTTTTATTAAATGAAAAAGAATTATTAAAAGATATAGGTAATGTTTCAGCTGCTACTACATTATCTTTAGGTAAAAACCCAGCATTAATAGGTGAAGCAGTAGCAACTGCTAAATCTTTAGGTATGGAATTGTCTAAGGTAGATGGTATAGCAAGTAGTTTATTAGATTTTGAATCCTCTATAAATAATGAATTAGAAGCAGAATTATTACTAGGTAAAGATATTAATTTAGAAAAAGCAAGACAAGCAGCACTTAATAATGATTTAGCTACAGTTGCTAAAGAAATAGCAAACCAAGCGGGATCATCAGCTGAATTTGCAAAAATGAATAGATTACAACAGGAAGCTTTAGCTAAATCTGTTGGTATGAGTAGAGAAGATTTAGCACAAACTTTATTTATACAAGAACAATTAAAAGGAGCAACTGGAGAAGAAGCACAGGAAAGGGAAAAATTACTTAATAATAGAATAGCAGAAGTTGGATTAGAACAAGCACAAAGAGAATTAGCAGAAGAGGGAGTTGAAGGTTTAAGAGAACAAGCTAGTCAGGCAAGTAGATTATCAGCTACTTTAACTAAAGTACAAGAATTATTTGTAGCTATAGCAGAACCCATACTAGTATTAACTGATGCTTTAATGCCTGTCGTAGAATTTGTAGGTATGATAGTTAGTGGTTTTATGGCTGTATCAAGTGCTATTGGAGAAGCAATTGGATTTGTTGGAAATTTAGCAGATAGTTTGGGTCCTATAAAATATATATTAAAAGGAATTGCTGGAGTCGCAATTGCAGTAGCAGCTATGTTAGCATATGGTGCTTTAGCAGGTATTCCAATTATTGGTCCTTTTTTAGGTGCGGCAGCCGCTGCTATAGTACTTACAAAAGGGTTTAGTACCTTAGCAAAAGGTGAAGCAGTAGGTGATATGTTTTCTTCAAACGGTAAAACTATGGTTTCACCTGCAGAAGGGGGATTATTTGAATTATCAAGTAATGATGAATTTGCAGCAGCCCCAGGTTTAGGAGCAATGATAGCTAATAATAATAACAATAACAATAATTCAAATCCACCTACCCAAACTGTAGTACAACAAGATAATTCTGAAGCTAAAAAAACAAATGCTTTATTAGAAGCCCTAATAAATAAACCTGCTCCTAAAGTACAAATGGATTCTATTGAAGTTGGTACAGTAGCAGGAATGAGTGCATTCTCCATACAATAATAATATTTATAATAAATGTTTAACAATTAAAATTTAAATTATGCCTTTACTTAATAAACTTGAATCAGAAGGAAGTACTTTAACACCTTTAAAAGGAGAAAAGCCATCAGCACCATTAAAAGCTGGAGGAGTAATACCTGTAAATAATACTTTTTCTAAGGGAACTTATGTTGATTATGTTTCTGATGCACCAAGAGCAGTAGATACAACTGGTAACGTACAATAATACATGCCTTTAGTTAATCTTCAAACCAATCTTAAATCCTTAAGGTATGGATATGATAGATTAGGAGCTGGTTCTACAAATGGTAGCAATCAGCCTTATATTAAATCTTCTATACCAAGTGGATCTGGCCCTGGTTTAGGTGATGTAGATTTTCTTTTAAGAGGAGGATCTTTATTACCTAGAGCTGTGGGTAGAGATGTTTCTAGATTAACACAAATGTTTTTTGATTTAAAATCCCCAAATGGGCTTTTATTTACAGTAAAACAAAATGGACTTTCAAGAAGTGGGGTTAATATTTTAGCAACCTCTGGTGGAACTACGGGTGATGCTAATAATAGATTACCTTTAAATGACGGTATTTATTTACCTACTTCTACTATTTTACAAGCGGCGGCGAACCCATTAGGAGGACATTTACAAAAACAAGGTATAAATCCATTTGTAAATACAAATAATGTTGCTAATGGAAATATTTTATCAACCGGGTTTGGTCCTTCATTGCCTTTATCTCAACCTTTATATTTAGATACTGTTGCTCAAAACGAAAGACAAAATCCTAATTTACCTCCTACTAGCAGACTAGTATCATTTGCAAATTCTTTTATTAAAGATGGCATATTAAAACCAGATAATCCTGGCAGATTTGTAGTTCAACAAGCAACAGAACTTTATTCATACTCAGGAGGGCCGGGATCAACATTAGGCGTAGGTAAAACAAATATTTCTATATCTAAAAATAGAACAGGAAGAAATAATCCTTTTTTAGCTGGTGATAAATCAACAACTGATCGCTTTTTTTCAAATAGTAATAGAACTACCCCAAAACCCTCATCTAATTCCTCTCTATTTAGTTTAAATCCATCACCAACTCCAACATTTGGAACTGGGGTTTTAAATTATGGGGTAGAAGACTATTCGGTATTCATTAGACCTTCAGTATCTTATCAATCTGCAAAAGTATTTAATAACACATTAAGTAAAATTTATGAAGATTATGGAGGGGCGGATTTATTTCAGGATAAATATAATTTAGTAAATAATTCTAATTCTTTACAAACTTTTGCAACAAGTGTTTTTCAAAATAATACATTTAACCCCCAAGCCCCATCAGTTGTTTCTGGTTTAGAATCAACTTTGAATTACAACCAATTAATGGATGCTAAGGGTACAGGTAGTGTTGTTGTAGGTAGTCCTAATAACCAATATGACACAATACAAATACTTGAAGATTTTAGACAAAAAACAACAAATTCACCCTCAGTATCAAGTTTAGATTATACTGTTGAAACAAATAGATATGAAGGTAGAGTAAAATTAGGAAATGCTGGAGCTAGGAATACATCAACGAGTTATGTTACAGGGAGAGATTATGGTAAGAATAAAGGATTAGATGCTATTAATGCTTTACAAATTTATAAATCTAGTAATGTTGATCCAAAAGAAAAACCAATAAATGATTTATGTAAATTTAGAATAGGAGTAATTGATAATGATAATCCTTCATTAAAAACATACATCCACTTTAGAGCATTTTTAGATAGTATGGATGATTCATATACTGCAGATTGGTCATCTCAAAAATTTGCGGGTAGAGCAGAAAATTTATATAACTATCAAGGCTTTGATAGACAATTTAATTTAAGCTGGACAGTAGCGGCTCAATCTAAACAAGAGTTAATCCCAATGTATCAAAAATTAAATTACCTAGCTTCGGTTTGCGCCCCAGACTATTCAGCAGATGGCTATATGAGAGGTAATTTAATAGAATTAACAATTGGTGGCTATCTTTTTAACCAAGTTGGAATAATGAAAGGAATTAATTATGGTATACCTATGGAATCACCGTGGGAAATAGCAATACCTGATACTCAAACTACAAATGAGTCAGGAGTCTTAAGTGATAAAAGTGTTAAAGAATTACCTTTTATTATAAATGTATCAGGATTTAATTTTTGTCCAATTCACAATTTTGTACCTAATGTACAGAAAAATATATTTAAAGATACTAATAATAAAGGTCCTGGTACATTAGGTGATTTAGCAACTTTTGGGCCTGAAAGATATATTAGCTTATCTAATGGGAATAGTAATAATTATAATGATATTTAATGAGTAGATATACTACAATATCAAATAAAGAAACTCCTAAAGGAAAAAGATATAAAACAACAGTTAAATATCCAGATATTCCTTTAGGTTTTGATGACATCTATGCTTATACAGATGAAGGAGATAGATTTGATATTTTAGCTCAAACATATTATGGTGATTCTAATTTATGGTGGGTTATTTCTATAGCAAATCCCCAATTTAATCAAAATTCAATGTTTCCACCTTTAGGAGTACAAATTAGAATTCCTGGGAATATCGGAGCAATTATCTTAGATTATCAACAATTAAATGCAATTTAGTTATGGCTGGAAATATAATTGGAGAACCAATAAAAGAAATAGTTGGGGAACAAGTTGATTTAAGACAAAAAATCCAAGGAGCAGGTTATAATGAATCTTCTATTCAAAGATCACCTGAGGTATTAAATTTTTTAAATAATAAAAATGCTTGGATAAAACTCGCCTCAGGGACTAGTTTAAAACAGGATAGTGAAGGAGAACAAAGACTTAAAGATTTAGCTAAATTTGAAACTCAAAATTATTTAACTGAACCTGATATTAGTTCTTTACTTGGTAAAAACTTAGCTAAAAATTATATATTATTTAACACAATGCAATCCCTAACCCAGGGGGCAGAACTTACAACTACAGGTGAGGGAGAAAATTCAGTAACTACTCAAACTAGAGCTGCTACTTATGAAAAAAGAAGTGGTATAAGAACTACTAATAATTGGAATGGAAGTAATAGCAAAATGTATGGTGGAATGGGAGGAAATAGTCGAGGACTACAACCATCACCGGGCATAACAGATATAAAGGTAGAATCTGTTAATAGAGGTTCAATCCGAAAAGCAACCGTAACCTTAAAAGCATTTAATAAATTTCAATTTGGTATTATTGAAATACTTTATTTAAGATTAGGTTACTTAATGATGTTAGAGTGGGGTTGGGACAAGTATATTGATTCTATAGATGAAAACAATAACCCTGTAATAAAAAATGTAGAATCTACTATTATAGAAAACCAATGGTTTAAGGATAAATCATTTACCCAAAGACAAATGTTACAACAAATTAATACATTTGTAGATCGATATAAGGGGAATTATCAAGGATTTTTTGGCAAAGTAAATAATTTTAGTTGGAAATTAAACGCAGATAATACCTATGACATTACTATTAATTTAATTACTCTTGGAAGTGTAATAGAATCAATTAATGCTGTTGTACCAACTAAATCTCTATCTAAAAAAGAACTTGAAAAAAGAACCCAAGAACTTAGAAAAATTTATAAAATTGGGGGGAGTGATGGTGATGAATTAGAAGATGATGAAGAAGATAACAAAGTAATAACAAATTTAGGATCAGATAGAATATCTAGTTATATAGCTGAAGTGATAACTAAATTTTTTGAATATAAATTAGATACTGAAGATAATAATTATTATTATTTTCCTAATTCAGTTAATGAAACTGATGCTACTGATGGGGATGATAGTATAGAAGATAATCAAGCTAAAATACCTACTACCTCAAATTTCTATATTAGGTTTGGTGAATTATTAAAAATCATTGAAGATAATGTAGTTTTTAAGGTTGTAAACGGTGATAATGAAATAAAAGATTCATCAATTACATTTGAAACTTCTGAAGAAAATACTAGAATTAGTTATGAACCTAATTTAATACCTTTAGACCCATCAATTTGTATTTTCAAACCAGCATACACTGAAGAATTAGGGGTAGTTGGTAAAGTAGGAGTACCAACATTTCCAAGATTAAAGGATTTTGTTGTAGAAAAAGAAAATGTTTATTATGGTAAATTAATGAATGTTTATCTTAATTTAAATTTTGTTGCTGATGTCTTAAGTTCTAATAAAAATGAAAAAAATGAATTAGACTTATATAGTTTTGTACAAAAGTTAGCAGATGGTATAAGTAGATGTATGGGTAATGTTCCTGAACTCTCAGTTAGTATAAAAAATGATGTAGAAGTTTACTTTTTAGATGAAAATCCTATAACAGGTTATGATTTTGTTTATCCACCTAAAAACCAAGAGGTAGAATTTAATATTATAGGCTATACTCCAACCAAAGGATCTACATTTGTAACAGATTTTAGTTTCCAAACAAAAATAACACCTGAATTAATGACCCAAATATCTATTGGGTCAACTGCTGCGGGGTCAGAACAAAATTCACTTAATGCCGTAGGATATAAAAATTGGAATAGGGGTTTAAAAAATAGATTTGAAGAACGTTATATAAGCGATCCTGCAATTTATGGAGGGCCAACTAAAGATGAAGATTATTTTAATAAAATTTATGATAATGATTTTAAAGTAAAATCCGATTTTAGCTATACATTTGGGGAATATAAATGGTCATATAAAGGTATTACTAAATATTATGGAACAGATACAACATCAAGGTTTTCATCTAATAAAACTAATTTTGAAGATGATGCCCTAAGGGATCAAGTAGCAAAATCCGTTGAACAAATTGATAAAGATGCCAAAGGGAAAAATCGTATTTATCTAAATGATGGAGAAAAATTAAATGATTATCCTACTTATTTATTAGATGGTTTTGGTGGTGTGGGTATTAATAAAGTAGAAGTTAAGACAGCTGCTCTAGGATCTTCTTTTGGTGTAATAGGTATTTTAGCATCTGAAAGGACTGCAAAAATAGCACTTAATGCTGTCAGCAATATTACAGGAGATAGATCTGGTTCAATATTTGAGGGCGAAGGCATAGATACTAAATTTGTAAACCAAAAAGTTTCCCCATCAGATGCTTTATATTGGTATTCATCAGATAATAGTGATTTTTTAGAAAGGGGTTATAACTCATTTAAACAATATAAATCATACCAAGATCAACTTCAATATGAAATAGAAAAGGTAGTTTCTGGAGCTACAGGTTTTATACCTGTAACTTTAGGATTAACTTTTGAAGGTTTGGGCGGTATAAAAATATATAATAGAATAAAGGTTAACCAAAAAGCATTGCCTGCTTCATACCCATCTGCTTTAAAATTTATAATAGATGGAGTTAATCATGAGGTAAGTGGAAATTTATGGAAAACTAATATTACAACTATTTCACAACCAAATACCTCAAAAGCATCAAGTAGAAAATTTATTAAACCTCCTAATACTTCAACTAACAAAGAAATAAAAGAATTTAATGGTCCTGCAGAACAAGCTGTATCTTTATTAAAAAATATTCCATTAACAGCTCCAACTAGTAATGGATTAATGTATTACCCTCAGTCAACACCTAAAATTCAGCTAGTATTACACCATACAGCTGTATTTGGTGCTACTGTTAAACAAATAATTAATAGTTGGTCAAGAAATTCAAACCATGTCTCTACCCATTTTATTATTAATAGAGATGGTGATTACGATCAATTATTTCCTTTAAAATATTGGGGTAATCATATAGGAAGTACTAGAGAAGGAAATAATTATTTACAAAAAAGTACTATCTCTATTGAATTAGAAGGAGCTGGATATTTAAAATATATAAGCAATACAGGAAGAAACCCAGATGGGACTTTTGAAGATACTGCACAATTCAAACAGGGAACTAAAACATTTACTTATAAAAAACTTCAGCAAGGAATTAATGAACCTCCAGTAGCTAGACCAGTAAAAATATTAAGTAATGGGTCTTTAAAAATGGAAAAAGAATATAGAGGTTATGATTACTATCATGCTTATACAAAAGAACAATTAAAAAGATTAGAGATAGTATTAAGACAAATTAAAAAAGAATACCCAAATATTGCGATAGGGTCTAATTATAGTGGTGAAAATACATTTACTGAACAATTCCCTAAAGAAAAAACAATATCAAAAGACGCCTGGAAATTTAACTCCGGTACCTTTACTCATAATTCATATAGAACAGATAAAAGAGATGTATTCCCACAAAAAGAATTAATCGAATTACTACAAAAATTTAACTAATGTATTTTCCAAAATCTCAAATAACAACTAATTTATATACCAATGGTAAGGAATATGTTTATGTTGGTACTGAAAAAGAATATATAGGTTTTTATTTTAAAACATCTAATGGAAAGTACTACACAGGTAAAAACCCTAATGATCCTCCGGTGCAAGAATTAGTAGTACCAAAATCATCAGAATTTAATGATGCAGAAGAAGGGGAAATTGGAAATTACTCTCAAGAAGCTGCTTTATATTTAGTTCCTGATGTATATGCGTCTTCAACATCCCTAAACCTAACAGGTAATCCACCATCTCCCCCAATACAAGTTATTAATCTTCCTACAGAAAAAAATTATAATTTAGGAGAATATCAAAGATATTTTACATCTAAAAATAATGAAGTTAAATATATTGAAATTGATAAAAAACAATATGAAAAATTTGCAAATGAAGAACCAGATGTAGATTATCCTTTATATTCAGCTTTTAAATTCCCATGGATTATATCAGGTAATAGAAATAAAGCTTCAAATATAAATAAAAAAACAATAGAAAGAATTTCTTTTAATTTAACATTATCTGGTTTTAATTCTTATTTTAAAGGTAGATATGATCAATTTTATAAATATTCTAAAAATGAAGGTTTATATACTGATGGAAATGAATATATGAATTCATTTACTAAAAAACCATATAAAGGATATTACCATATCCATAATGGAGAATTTATGGTAGGAGCAGAACATACAGATAAACCCCATAATTTTTTAATACCCATATCAGAAATATACTTACAAAAACAAACAGGGTCTTTAAGAATAACTAGTTCTATGGATGAAGTCTTTGATTATGGTGGGTATAGTTTTAACACTAGCCCTTCTATACCCCCTGAACCAGAACCACCAATTACTGCCTTTATAACAACTTGGAGGGTACCTTTTCCTAATGATAAAATCGAAATAGGAGTACAATCTTCATTAACTTATAATTGCACAATTGACTGGGGAGATGGAAATTTAGAAACCATTACTACAACTACGAGTAATATAATTCCTCATACTTATTTATTAGCAGGAGATTATACTGTAAAAATAGAAGGTACATTCCCAAGAATTCTAATGAGAAGTACTTCAACAGGATTTAGAGATAAACTTATTTCTATAAATAATTGGGGTAATATGGTATGGAGAACTTTTGAGAGTGCCTTTGAAGACTGTGATTTTCTATATAGATGTCCAACACAAGACCCTCCTAATTTGTCATCAGTAGAATCTACTAAACTTATGTTTAACCGATCTAGTGGTAATGTCCCTAAATTATTAATTAATAATATAAATGCCTGGGATACTAGTAATATAATAAGAATGCCTGAGATGTTTAGAGAATCTCCATTTTCACAATATACAATAAAAGATTGGGATGTGAAAAATGTAGTTAATATGGCTAACATGTTCCAAGAAGCAAGTTTATTTAATGAATCTTTAAGTGGTTGGAGTACGAATAGTTTAAGGTTTATGGGTTCTATGTTTTACAAGACACCACTTTTTAACCAAAACGTAGATCATTTTGATGTCTCTAATGTTCAAATTCTTAACTTTGTATTTGGGTTTGCTGAAAAATTCAACCAACCCTTAAATAGTTGGGATACAAGTAATGTTACTCAAATGAGGGGAACGTTTCAACAAGCATTAGTTTTTAACCAACCCTTAAATAATTGGGATACAAGTAATGTTACTAATATGAATTCCATGTTTTTTGGTGCAGCATCTTTTGATCAAGATATAAGCTCTTGGGATATTATTAAAGTATCAACTGCTACTAATTTTTTACAAGGCGGAGAATTATCATCAACAAACTATGATGCTTTATTAATAGGGTGGTATAATACATTAGCTGCTTTTGTTGCAGGAGGAGGAACATATAGTTTATCCCCAACTTGGCATTTTGGCGACTCAAAATATTCCTCGGGAGAGGCTGCAGCCGCAAGAACACTTTTAGATACAACTTTTAATTGGACCATAACAGATGGTGGCCCAGCTTAATAATTAATTATGTCAAATTTAAAATCATCACAACTAATCTTCCCAACAGTTACAACTTATTTTATAGGTTGGGATGATAATAGAAATCAAATAATAACTTATGATTGGGTTACCCCATCACAAACTATGATATCTCCAACTAATGAAATGGATTATTATGAAGATGAAGCGGTTTGGACACAAATTTTACTTGATAATGGTATAAATCCTTTTCCCGAACCTGAAGATGAATCTGACCTGTAAAATTATTTGGTATACTTAATATATTATTGTATATTATACTAAATAAAAAGGTTATATGTACTGGCTTGTAGAAGACGAGGAACAGTTAAATGTTTTAATAAATAGTGGTTATAAAAAAGCTTTCATTGAGGTAATACCCTACAATGATACAATTCACCCTATACAAAATCACGTAAGTTTAGTGTATATTAGACCGATTAAAGCGAGTAAAGGCTTTATGATATGCATTGCACATAGTGAAGCTCTAAATGCATTAAATACGCGTATAAACGAAGTATTAAATAAGTTCGAAACATTATATTGTAGAGATAAAAAAGAAATACTACATTATTTTCCTATCAAAACTCTTTATGACATTAATACACCCCCTAATCCGTATATACGACCTACAACACAAACACATGATTTATATTATAGACAACATAAGGATAATCCAGAGTTAAACTTAATTATCCCTATTGTTAAACACTATGAATTGTGTGAAAACATTTTTGAAGATCTAAAAGCAAATATTAACATTAAAAAAACAAAATATGATGAGTTCTTTAACAGTCGAGTGTCAGTGGTATTCAACGCCATCGAGAGAAGTGGCATACGTATACACAATGAAACCTTCAGTGGATACTTCCACGCAGTTGACGGTGAATACGTTAACACTCAGTTCAACTTAAAAACAACAACTACTAGACCTAGTAATAAATTTAATAATGTAAATTATGCGGCACTTAATAAAGAAAACGGTTGTAGAAAAAGTTTTATACCACGTAATAATAGGTTTGTGGAAATTGATATCTCTGCTTACCATCCTAGCTTGTCTGCTCGTCTTATTGATTATGATTTTGCCGGGGTTGATATTCACGCTCATTTTGCGTCCTTATATGGAGTGGATTATAAAAAATCGAAAGAACTTACCTTCAAGCAGCTCTATGGAGGCGTTTTTGATAATTACAAACACCTGGAATTCTTTCAAAAAATCGAGAAATACGTAGGAGAACTTTGGAGTAAGTTCCAAAGCGATGGGTTTGTAGAATGTAAGGTTTCTGGATATAGATATAAAAAGGAAAACTTGGATAATATGAATCCACAAAAGTTATTTAATTACATTTTACAAAATTTAGAAACGTCAACAAATGTGTTGATATTATGGGATATGCTTTGTATATTACGGGGGTACAAAACACAACTAGTATTATACACATATGATTCGTTTTTATTAGATGTTGATGATGATGAAGAGATTTTAGAAGAAATTAGAAATATATTTAAAAAATACGAATTAAACATAAAAGAAATAGAAGGCTATGACTACAATTTTACAGAATAATCCTAATATGTATAATGCAGAATATGATATCGTATCTGATGTCAAAATTTTAGGAGATTTGAATAATAAATTATTTTGCACATTTACAGATTTAGATGGTCTTGATGCACTTATTGAGGATATAAAATCTAAATATGATATCATTTATAATAAACTTTTTGTACTAGAAATAGTAGGAAAAGATGAATATGTAATAACATATAATGTAGATCAAACCAACCTTAATTCAATCCCAGAAAATACAATTTTAGTACACCGTAAAAAAGAATCTAATACTTTATATACTATTAATGCCCTGAATGAGTTAATTAAAAAACTTAATGGTGGTGTAGTAGATACTAAATATAGAGTGGATTGGCAACATTATAGAAATTGTGTTTTACTTACCCAACATAATGAGTTAAACCAACTTAATACAAAAATTTACAAAATTATTGAACTATAGTTTGGCCCCCCGAATTATGGTTCGTATATTACATTCACATTAACAAAAGTTATATTTAAAAATTAGTTACATTTATGGATTTATCAAAACTTAAACAGAAATTGGATACCCTCCAATCAAAACCACAAGGTGGTCAAAAGACCGATTACTCAACAATTTATTGGAGACCAACAGTTGGAAAACAACAAATTAGAATTGTACCATCAGCTTATGATGCGTCAAACCCATTTACAGAACTTAAGTTCTATTATGGTATTACAAACAAGGTTATGATTTCACCACAAAATTTTGGTGATAAAGACCCCATTGCTTTATTTGCTGGAAAATTACGTGAAGGCGAATATAACAAAGAAAATTATGTATTAGCTAAAAAGTTAGATGCTAAAAACCGTATTTTTGTCCCCGTTGTAGTACGTGGAGAAGAAGATAAGGGAGTTAGATTATGGCAATTTGGGAAACTAGTATATGAAGAATTATTAGCACTTGCCGTTGATGATGAAATTGGGGATTATACTGATATTGTAAATGGTAGAGACCTTACAGTAGAAACAGTAGGACCAGAAGCAACTGGTACACCTTATAACAAGTCTTCAGTACGTGTTAGATTAAAAACTTCACCACTTAGTGAAGATGCTGCTTTAGTAGAAAAGTGGAGTAATGAACAACCAAACCCTAAAGGGGATTTATTTAAGCGTTACTCATTTGATGATATGAAAGTAGCTTTAGAAAAATGGTTATCACCTGAAGAAGAAGAATCGGAAGAATTAGCTGTAGCTCCTATAGCATCACAACCTTCTACTAATTTTAGTTTAGATACTTCAAAAGCTAAACAATCTAAAGTAGATCAATTTGATTCACTATTTGATGATAAAGCTAGTAGTAAAGTTGATGATCTACCTTTCTAAATATGGCAAAAAAAGTATCAAAGTCTCTCTCGGCAGCAGTGTCTGCCGAGATTAAGAGCAAATTTGATCTAAATAAATTTAAATCATCTAAAGGTTTAAATAAAAACGTCAAATTTAAGGATCAACAATGGATACCTCTATCACCTGCTTTCCAAAAAGTATCTGGAGTACCTGGTATACCAATGGGACACATTTCATTACTTAGAGGACATTCTGACACAGGAAAAACAACAGCTCTACTTGAGGCAGCAGTATCAGCTCAAAATATGGGAATACTTCCTGTATTTATTATTACTGAAATGAAATGGAATTGGGAACATGCAGCCCAAATGGGATTAGAAGTTAATTTAATTAAAGATGAAGATGGTGAAGTTGTAGACTATGAAGGTAATTTTATTTATGTTGATAGAGAAACTTTACATACTATTGAAGACGTAGCGGCATTTATTATGGATCTACAGAATGAGCAGAAAAAAGGTAATTTACCTTATGATCTAGCATTTTTCTGGGATTCAATTGGATCTATCCCTTGTGCAATGTCAGTTGAAAAACTGAAAAACAATAATGAATGGAATGCAGGAGCAATGTCAACACAATTTGGTAACACAGTTAATCAAAGTATTGTAATGTCTCGTAAAGAATCATCACCTTACACTAATACATTAATTGCAGTTAATAAAGTTTGGACAGCAAAAGCTGAATCACCAATGGGTCAACCAAAAATGATGAATAAAGGTGGGATGGCAATGTGGTATGATGCAACATTTGTAGTTACATTTGGGAATATTTCAAACGCTGGTACATCTAAAATTAAAGCAATTAAAGGTGGTATGCAAGTAGAATGGGGTAAAAGAACAAATTTACAAATTGATAAAAACCATGTTAATGGTATGCAATCAAGAGGTAAAATTGTTATGACAAACCATGGTTTTATTCAAGATACAGATAAGGACAAGAATGCTTATAAAAAAGAGCATGCTGATGAATGGTCTAAAATCTTAGGAGGAGGAACATTTAAGATTGTAGAAGATGAACAAGATGTAACCCCTGTACTTTACGACGTACAAGATTTATAAAATAAAACATGAAACATAAAGAATTATTTAGTCTACTGGACAGCGTCCAGGAGGATCAGGAAGAGACTATATCAAAAAAACATGACAGAGTATTAATTTTAGATGGTTTAAATCTATTTTTTAGAAACTTTGCTATGATGAATATGGTTAATCCTGATGGAGTTCACATTGGTGGGTTAGGTGGGTTCTTCCGTTCTTTAGGTGCTATGATTAGACAAACTAACCCAACTTCTGTTTATGTAGTATTCGATGGAGCAGGTTCAACTACCAACCGTAAGAATCTGCTCTCCGAATACAAAGGAACTAGAAATTTACAACGAATTACTAATTGGGAGGCATTTGATAATCTTGAAGAAGAACACGATTCTAAAATCGACCAAATAGTGCGTATAATTCAGTACTTAAAATTATTACCAGTTAAAACCACTATACTTGATAAAGTAGAAGCTGATGATATTATAGCGGTATTAGCTGAAAAGTTAGTAGAAAAACATAATTCAACATGTTTTATAGTATCTAGTGATAAGGATTTTTTACAATTAGTAACAGATAAAATTATTGTATATAGACCAATGGAAAAAGAATATTATACTCCAAAGGTAGTACAAGAAAAAATTGGAGTATTACCCTCAAATTTTATTTTACATAAAACATTATTAGGTGATAATTCAGATAATATCCAAGGTATTAAAGGTTTAGGAGCTAAGGGAATATTTAAAAAATTCCCCGAGTTAAAAACAGAAGAATTAACACTTCAAGATATTTTTGATATATCTGCTAGGAAGTTTAAAGAACATGTTGTATATTCACGCATAGTCCAAGAACAAGATAGAATTGAAACTAATTATAAAGTTATGGATCTAAGTGTTCCAATGATTGATGATAAAGGAAAAAAACATATAAATAATCTAATTACAGAAGATTTTCCTGATTTTAATCCTGAAATGTTTATTCAATTTTATAATGAAGATAAATTAGGAGGGATGATCAGAAATTTAGAAACATGGTTAAAAGATATATTTTCACAATTTAAAGGTTATAAAGATTGACACTAAATAGCATAAATCAATACGGACATGATTTTCAAATAAAGGTTTTATCATCTTTATTAACTCATAAAGAATTTTTAGTTAATATACATGATATAATATCTGATGAATATTTTGAAAACCCAGCTCAAAAATGGGCTATTAAAGAAATTTTAAAATATTATGATAAATACCATACTACCCCTTCATTAGATATTTTAAAAGTAGAATTATTAAAAGTTGATAATGAAGTTTTACAATTATCAATTAAAGAACAATTAAAATTAGCTTTTGTTACTTCTGATGAAGATTTAGAATACGTACAGGAAGAATTTACAAATTTTTGTAAAAATCAACAATTGAAAAAGGCCTTAATGTCATCTGTAGACTTATTAAAAGCGGGTGATTTTGATGGTATTCGTTTTTTAGTTGATAATGCATTAAAAGCAGGACAAGATAAAAATATAGGACATGAATATGTTAAAGACATTGAAGAACGTTATAGAGAAAATTCAAGATCAACTGTTCCAACCCCTTGGCCTAAAATTGATCAATTATTACAGGGTGGACTTGGAAATGGAGATTTTGGTCTCATATTTGGTAATCCAGGAGGTGGTAAATCTTGGTCATTAGTAGCTATAGGAGGACATGCAGTTAGATTAGGGTATAATGTACTTCATTATACACTTGAATTAGGTGAAGAATATGTTGGTAAAAGATATGACGCTTTTTTCACTAAAATACCAGTTAATAAAGTAGATTCACATAGAGATAAAATTGAAGACATAATACCTCAATTACCGGGTCAACTTATTATTAAAGAATACCCAACAGGAAGAGCATCAGTATCAACAATTGAGTCACATATTGCGAAAAGCACAAGTATGGGAGTTAAACCTGATTTAGTAATAATTGATTATGTAGATCTTCTTTCATCAAGAAAAACAAATAGGGAGCGTAAGGATGAAATTGATGATATTTATACAAGTACTAAAGGATTAGCAAGACAGTTAGACATACCTATTTGGTCTGTTTCTCAAGTTAATCGTGCAGGAGCACAGGATAAAGTTATCCAAGGTGATAAGGCAGCAGGGTCGTATGATAAAATTATGATAACTGATTTTTGCATGTCTTTATCTCGTAAAAAAGAAGATAAAGTTAATAATACAGGAAGATTCCATTTAATGAAAAACAGATATGGAATGGATGGAATTACTTTTGGTATTCAAGCTGATACTTCTACTGGTCACTTTGTTGTTAAAGATGAATATGTTGAAGGTGAAGAATCTGAAAATTTTGCACCTTCTTCGAAGTCTAATAAGTTTGACACTGATGTAGACACTTTTGATAAACAGTTATTACGTAAGAAATTTTTTGAATTAAACCCTTAAATAAATAAAAATGGCAAAAACATCATTATTACAAGAAAGAATAGTATATAAACCCTTCGAATACCCGGAGGCTTTTGATTTTTATATGAAACAACAACAAGCACATTGGCTTTGGACAGAAGTACCAATGATGGCGGATGTTAATGATTGGAAACAAAATCTATCAGAAACCGAAAAAAATATTATAGGTTCTATTCTTAAAGGATTTGCTCAAACCGAAACAGTAGTAAATGATTATTGGACACAATTAGTTACGAAATGGTTTAGAAAACCTGAAGTTATTGCAATGGCTGTAACTTTTGGTTGTTTTGAAACAATCCATGCTGAAGCTTATTCTTTATTAAATGAAGAATTAGGTTTGGATAATTTTGCTGAATTTTTAGAAGATGAAACAACAATGGCTAAAATTGAAGCATTAATGGATGTTAGAGATAGTCATGATGGTACTCCTGATTGGCATGAAAGAGCTAAATCATTAGCAATATTTTCAGCTTTTACAGAAGGAGTTAATTTATTTAGTTCGTTTGCTGTTTTATTATCATTTAAATTGCAAAATAAACTTAAAGGAGTAGGTCAAATAGTTGAATGGAGTATTAGAGATGAATCCTTACATTCAAATGCTGGGTGTTGGTTATTTAGAACATTACTAAAAGAACACCCAGAATATAACACTCCAGAATTAAAAGCTGATATTGAAAAAGCTGCTCATTTATCTTTAAAACTAGAATTAGATTTTATTGATAAGGTATATGAAATGGGAGATTTAGAAGGTTGTACTAAATATGATTTAGTATCTTTTATTAAACATAGAGTAAATACAAAAATGGGTGATTTAGGTTATGATCCCATAGTTAATGGTATTGATAAAGAGGCAGTACAAAGAATGAGTTGGTTTGATAATTTATCAGCTGGAAAACAACATACAGATTTTTTTGCAAATAGAGTTACTAATTATAGCAAAGGTGTTCAAAATTGGGATGCTGGATCATTATTTTAAGATATGGAAAATAACGCATTACAAGTAGATTATACAAATTGGGAAGCTGGAAAACAGTACCCTGAATGGATGGATGAAATCTCTTTAGCAACGGTATCAAAAGGATACTTATTACCTGGAGAAACAGTAAAAACAGCTTATAGGAGAGTAGCAAATGCAGCAGCAAATAGACTAAAAAAACCAGAATTATCAAATAAATTTTTTAAATTGTTTTGGAATGGTTGGGTTGGGTTAGCTTCACCTGTATTATCAAATATGGGAACTGATCGTGGTTTGCCTATTTCTTGTTTTGGTATTGATACACCCGATTCTATACGTGGAATTGGTTTAACTAACGCAGAACTAATGAAATTAACCGCATCTGGTGGGGGTGTAGGTATTTCATTATCTCGTATTAGAAAACGTGGAGAATACATCTCGGGTAATGGTAAAAGTGAAGGTGTAGTGCCTTGGGCTAAAATTTATGACTCAGCTATTATTGCTACTAATCAGGGTAATGTTCGTAGAGGGGCTGCTTCTGTTAATTTAGATATTAATCATGGTGATATTGATGAATTTTTGCAGATTAGAAGACCTAAAGGGGATCCAAATAGACAATGTTTAAATTTACACCAATGTGTAGTAGTAGATGATTTCTTTATGCGTAAATTAGAAGCAAGAGATCCTGATGCTTTAAATACCTGGGCAACTATCTTAAAGGCAAGAATGGAAACAGGTGAACCCTATGTAATGTATAAAGATAATGTTAATAAGGATAATCCTATTGCTTATAGATTAAATAATTTAGATGTAACAATGACTAATATTTGTTCTGAAATTACATTATTTACAGATGAAGAACATTCATTTATTTGTTGTTTATCTTCTATGAATTTAGCTAAATATGATGAATGGAAAGATACCGATTCAGTAGAATTAGCTACTTGGTTTTTAGATGGTGTAATGCAAGAATTTATTGATAAATCTAGTGGTAGAGAATCATTAAAAAGAACCCATAAACATGCTTCTAAAGGTAGAGCTTTAGGTTTAGGTGTAATGGGTTGGCATACATTTTTACAACAAAAAGGATTACCATTTAATTCTATAGCATCAACGGCTCACACCCATAATATTTTTTCAGGTATTAGAAACCAAGCTGAAAAAGCATCTATGGCATTAGCTCAAGAATATGGTGAACCACTTTGGTGTAGAGGCACTGGAATGAGAAATACACATTTACTAGCAGTAGCCCCTACAGTATCTAATTCTGTAATAACAGGTGGTATTTCTGCAGGTATTGAACCTTTACCAGCTAATGTTTATACATTTAATGGGGCTAAAGGTACTTTTATAAGAAAAAATAAAGTATTACAAGCTTTACTAGCTGAAAAGGGACAAGATAAAAATAAATGGTGGGATCAAATGTTACAAGATGGTGGTTCTACACAAAATCTCCCAGATAGCGTATTAACTCCTGACGAAAAAGAATTATTTTTAACATTTTCTGAAATAAATCAACTAGAACTTATACGTCAAGCTGCGATAAGGCAGCGATATATTGACCAAACACAATCTCTGAATCTTTCATTTGACCCTAATGATTCACCAAAATGGATAAATCAAGTGCACATGGAAGCATGGAAACTTGGGATAAAAACATTATATTACCTAAGAACTGATAGTGTGATAAAGGGTGATTTGGGTTCAAGAATGGCAGATTGTGTTTCTTGTGATGGATAGGCATATGTATCAGCTGGATATCCACCAAACTTCATAGTTGTTAGTTACATTTTGTTTAACTAAAATCATATATTTTATGGAAATTTTAACTAAGATTGGCTCTTGGGCCAACAAACTTACTGAGATAGGTATTTCAGTAATTGCACTCGGAGTAGTACTTGAAGTATTATTTGGCGGAGTAGGTATTCCCTTTTGGCAAGATATATCTGTAGTGGATAATATTATGGGAATACTTGGTAATCTAGATGGAAAAGGCCTATTAGGTCTAGTTGGTGCATTTGTACTGATCCATATACTAAAAAAATAGTGTAGAAGATTACAAATAAAGTTAAAAGGGATGTACTAGCATCCCTTTTTTTTATATTTATAATCAAATATTTAACAATAAATAATATGAAAAAATTATTGCTTTGGTTATGCCTAGTTTTACCTTATTTTGGCATAACCCAAGAGACGGCACCTGTCGCTTTTAGACTCGATACAGAGCAACTTAATGTTCCTAACCCAGACCAAATGAATGTATATATCCAAACCAGTGTTACTGGATGGACTGATATACCAATGGAAGATGTTGGAGGTAATGGAATTTACAGAAAAAATATTAATATAGGTTACCCAACAGATGAAAATGTAGAGGTATTTTATAGATTTAAGATAACATCTTTTGGTGATAATGGGCTACCCTGGACAGCATGGGAAGGAGGAAATGACTCTAATTTAGGAGACTGTGCTTTTCCTGCAGATAGTATAGGCCTTTCAGGAGGTATGGTAAGAGATGTACTAGTACCACAAGAATTAATAGATAATGGTACTTATGTAAATCCTTCAGGAGAATATAAATTAACTCATTGTTTTAATGAGTGTGGTAATCAACCATGTGAAGAAGAAACAACTCTAGTTGAATTTAAATTGGATATGAATGAATATCCTGATGAATATAACCAACCTTATGTAACGGGAGAATTTAGTAATTGGACTGATCAATATCCAATGGAAGATGAAGATGGTGATGGTATATGGGAATTAGGAATAGAACTTCCCGAAGGTACTTATTTATGGAAATTTATGTTAGATAATTGGGCAGACTCAGAATTACCAGCGGGTGTGACAGA